GCTGCAAAGGCAATCTACGAGTTCATGCGTGAGAATGATGAAAACAAAGATGACGCACACGATGATAATTCTGATAATCAATTTCAAGAAGGAATGGAGTCTAGTGAGGATTCTAGTGAGGATTCTACTGAATTCACTGAGACTCATGATGCTGAAGAACCGCAAGTCGAGCCAAGTTCAGAATCAGAAAAAGACTCCGACGAAGAATTTACAGATGAAGATGAATCGACTGATACTACTACCGACGACAAAGAGGGTGGCGAATTAGAGGGTGGCGAATTAGATTCGAAAGTAGATGATTTTACTTCTGAGACTGATGATGCACTACGCGAAAACGAAAAGCTGTTTGTTGAAGGTTCTGATTCTGATGAACTTGTAATGCATATTCGCGAGCTTACGTGGGAGCAATGTAAGAGTTGCATCTATTCATATAGTGAAGTAAAAGAGTCACGTGATAAGCATCGCTCAGATCGATATTTCACGTATAACAAAGATCACACAGCTGACTTTGCTGAATTCCAAAGCGAGACGAATAAGATTACATCGATACTGGCTAAAGAGTTCGAAATGCGAAAAGCAGCGTATCGATATTCTAGAGCAAAGACTTCAAAGACTGGTGCTTTGAATGTCAATATGCTTCATAGCTATAAGTACAATGAGGACATCTTCAAAAAGGTAACACAGCTAGCTGATGCTAAATCTCATGGCATGGTTATGATGATTGATTATTCTGGATCAATGCAACAGATCTTAGGTGATACTATCAAGCAGGTTCTCAACCTTGCATCGTTCTGTAAGAAAGTAAATATTCCATTCGAAGTTTATGGGTTTACAAGTAGAGACAAAGATCAATACGTTGCGAATACTGATTACAGCATCAATACGCTTCAACTATCTCACGTGCGCATTACTGAGCTTCTTAATTCTTCTATGAAGAAGTCAGAATATAATGAAGCATATTTCGGGTTATACGAGACATCGGCTAAGACTGATCAGTATTCTAGATCAGAATTAGATAGGCTTGGTACTACTCCATTGAATGAAAGTTTATTGGTTATGAATAAAATACTTCAGCGCTTTAGGAATAAGAATGCAGTTCAGCGAGTCAACTTTGTTTTATTGTCTGATGGCTTCGGCGGAAAGATGGAAGTTTCTTATCCATGGGCTGATTACGCTGAGCGAAGAAGACTTTCTCGATACTCTATAGAGTTTAATGGTAAAACCATTTTTACAGAAACAATTGATCCTTTAGATGTAACAGCATTTCTTTTAGACCAATTAAGGAAAAACGATATCTCAACTATTGGGTTCTTCTTAGCGGAAACTGGCAGAGACCTTTATTCAATCAACGATTTGGTACACAAAGATATTGAATCGTGGTACGACAGAAGTAAATATGCTGAAATAATGAAAACTAATGTTCGCAAAAACAAATTTCATTATGTAGACAATAAGATTGGTTATGATCGTTTGTTCATTCTAAAGGCAAGCAAAAGAGCTTTAAGTACAGACGTTGATGAGCTCTCGATCGACGAGAATGCATCAAAGGCAAAAATCATATCGTCATTTAAGAAGTATTCATCTTCAAAGAAGACGAACCGGATCCTTGCTACCAAATTCGCAGAGATTGTATCCTGATACAATTTGTTACAATTTAAATCTCTTTACAAATCAATAGCTTAGAAAACGTATGACATAAGTAATTGATTTGTAAAGAGAAAATAAATTGTACATCTTCCTCCAGATAGAGTATAATGGTATCTTAATTAGTAATGAGTGGGACTTATATTATGATCGATCGTAAAATTGAAGAAGCTATTGCAACTATGTTTCCTGACCGTACTAGCGGTGAGTTTACTCCTAAAGAAATTGCTGCTGCTGCAGAAACCGTTGGAGTTTCTTCTAGCAAAGCGTATACATATACACTCGCACAAACAAAAATTCGTCGCGGCTTATACCGTCTTTCTTCGGTAGTCGTTCCTTTCAAAACGCAGGAAAAAACAATGTCGTCAATTACGTCAATTACAAATGACGAAGTCTTCGTTCCACCTAGAGACTCATCGTTTGTGACTTGGGGACATTGCACTGATGTTTCTAAGATTATTCAGTCACGCAACTTTTATCCAGTGTTCGTGACAGGTTTATCCGGCAACGGTAAAACCATGATGGTAGAACAAACTTGTGCAAAACTCAACCGCGAGTATGTACGAGTACAAGTTACTCCTGAGACAGATGAGGATGATCTGATCGGTGGCTTTCGTTTGGTAAATGGAGAAACAGTTTTCTGTAAAGGTCCAGTTATCAAAGCGATGGAAAAGGGTGCAATCCTTCTCATCGACGAAATAGATCGTGGTTCTAATAAACTCATGTGTCTTCAAGGAGTGCTCGAGGGTAAACCGGTCCTAGTTAAAAAAACCGGTGAAGTCATTACTCCACTAGATGGCTTTAATGTGATCGCTACGGCTAATACGAAAGGTAAAGGTTCAGATGACGGTCGATTCATTTCGGCTACTATCATCGATGAAGCTTTCCTCGAGCGATTCACTATTACCCTCGAGCAACCATATCCTACTTCTGCAGTAGAGCGTAAGATCGTTGTAAAGCATATGGAAAAGTTTGAATGTGTTGATGATGAATTTGCTGATGCTCTTGTGGTTTGGTCAGAAGCGATTCGTAAGACTTTTGAAGATGGTGGTGTAGACGAAGTAATCTCAACGCGTCGTCTATGTCATATCGTACAATCATTTTCGATCTTCAAAGATAAGACGAAAGCAATTGAGCTTTGCGTATCGCGTTTCGATAGTGATACAAAAGAGGCTTTCTTAGATTTGTATAGCAAAGTTGATATATCAGCTGATACAAGTGGAGATGCATCATGTATCGCCACATCATCACTTGATTCTATATTTGATAGCGAGGTGTAAATGAAAGCAAATGCAAAAGGTGGTATTAAGTTTGACGGTGAAAAACCAGATTACTCATTAGTGCCATTCGGCGCAATGGATGAAGTCGTGAAGGTACTAACATATGGTGCTAAAAAATACGATCGGTTCAATTGGGAAAAGGTTGAAAACCGTAGATATGAGGCTGCGGCATTGCGACACATATCTGCATACATGCAAGGAGAAAAGATTGATCCTGAAAGTGGGATTAGCCACTTGGCTCATGCTGCATGTAGCATAATGTTCTTAATAGACTTTGACCTAAAGCAAGAAAAGACCGATGAAGATGTTAGTGCAATAGTATCAACCGATGAATTAGGCACACCGTTTACAGTTGGTGAATACGAATCGATGTACTATTGGGACGATTCGTGTTATAATATATCTTTAAATGATGAAACAATAACTATTAATATTGCGGATGATATAAATGATGAAACTAAGTAGTGAAACCCTAAATACGCTAAAAAACTTTGCGGCGATTAATCCTAATATCGTGATTAAACCAGGCAGTGTAATTAAAACTATGTCTGAATCTAAGACGATTATGAGTGCAGCAACTGTAACGGAAAGCTTTCCATACGAAACCGGAATTTATGACTTGCATGAATTCTTAGGTGTTGTTAATATGTTTGATGATCCTGATCTAGAATTCAGCGATGATCAAAAATCTGTGAAAGTTTCGCAAGGTGGAAGATCAGTAAAATACTTCTTCGCATCTCCTTCGATCTTGACATCTCCGTCTAAAGATATTACGATGCCTCCGTGTGAGGTTACCTTTTCTATTAGCATTGGTGATATGGCACAGATACGTAAAGCTGCTGCAGCTCTTACAGTTTCAGATGTTGTTGTCGAAGTAAAAGACGGTGTTGGTAAACTAATGGTTACTGATACTGCAGATGCTACATCAAACTCCTATGAGATGGATCTTGCAAATCTATCTGCTGCAGGGGTAAATTGCAAACTAGTTTTTAATATTGCTAATTTCAAGTTTGTGAATGATGATTATGATGTATCAATTTCATCTAAGTTAATTTCTTCTTTCAAGTCTAAAAACTCACAGACTGAATATTGGGTTGCTTTAGAAAAGAATTCGTCGTTTGGAGGATAATATGAGCGAAGAGCTGGAAGGTCTTACGACCGATGATTTGTTAAACGTGTTGCGGGTTATTAATACTGCAACTGAAAGGAGTGCATTTAAAGCACATGAATTAAGTTTTGTAGGTACAGTATATGATAAATTCTCCGGAATCATTAAGCATGCAGAACGCATTGCAACAGAGTCTAGTGAAAAGGGAAGTGAAGAGGTTGATGCAAATGATAGTAAATAATCCTAATGACCGTAAGGCTATTGTTGATGCTATGGATGAATGGTCGGCTTCAGCTACTCGCGTAGAAGCTGAAAAAGATTTGCAAAAAAACATTATCGAAGATCTAGCTGATAAAGTTGGTGTACAGAAAAAGCATTTGAACAAGCTTGCTTCTTTATATCATAAGCAAAATTTTCAGCAGGTACAGCAAGAGCGGGAAGAGATTGAAGAGTTGTACGAATCAATCACTGCTGCTACGATTGTTTCTCCCTAATGAATGATGCCTTGATGGTGAAATTGGTAGACACAAGGGACTTAAAATCCCTCGGCAGAAATGCTGTGCCGGTTCGACTCCGGCTCGAGGCACCAATTTATGTCTGATGATGAAGTAGAAGCCATATTGATCCGGCTCTTTGAGCGGTATCCCAATTGCCCAACGCCGGATCAACAACCAATGGTTTTCTATTACCACTTGAAAATGTTCTTATATGGCGAGGGTTATATCTGAGTCATGTACTTTTTACACGTTATGTGTTATAATATTACTTTTATTATGGAAACTTTGATATGTCAGAATTCTTGTGGGTCGAAAAATACCGTCCGAAAACAATTGAAGATACAATTCTTCCGAAAGAGCTGAAGGAAACCTTTTCTAAGATCATAGAATCTGGTGAAGTTCCTAACATGCTTTTTACTGGTACTGCTGGTCTTGGTAAGACTACTGTAGCACGTGCGCTATGCAATCAACTTGGCTTAGACTATATCCTAATCAATGGATCAGAAGAAGGCAACATTGATACGCTGCGAAATAAAGTAAAGTCATTTGCTTCTACAGTATCGCTGCAAGGTGGATATAAAGTAATCATCCTTGACGAAGCAGATTATCTAAATCCACAATCAACTCAACCTGCCCTCCGCGGTTTTATCGAAGAGTTCTCTAACAACTGCAGATTTATTCTGACGTGTAACTTCAAAAACCGTATCATCGAGCCTCTGCATTCACGGTGTTCAACCTATGAGTTTAATACCTCTAAAAAGAATGTAGCAGTCCTCGCCTCGCAGTTCATGAAACGAGTCGAAACAATTCTAGCTACAGAAGGAATTACGTTCAATCAAAAGGTAGTTGCTGAACTAATCATGAAGCATCTGCCAGATTGGCGTCGCGTGCTCAATGAACTTCAAAGATATTCTGTATCTGGAACGATTGATGCTGGTATCCTTGTTAATCTATCAGACGACAATGTCCAATCGCTTATTGGCTTTCTTAAGCAAAAAGACTTTAAGCAAATGCGACAGTGGGTAGTAAACAATATTGACACTGAGCCTCAAGCAATTTTCCGTAAGATATATGATAACATCCAATCGTCTGCTAAACCGCAATCGATTCCACAGGCAATTCTTATCCTTGCCGACTATCAGTACAAGAATGCTTTTGTTGCTGACCATGAACTGAACGTTGTAGCTTGTATGATTGAGCTCATGGCTAATGTGGAGTGGAACTGATGGAAACTATCCTTGTATGGGGTATGTTAATAGCAATATTTGTAACTGGATTTGTGGTGAAAGAGATTCAGATAGAAGCAGAAATCAGGGAGATCGAGAAGAAAGATGAATCCATTTGATTACTTAAATGCAATTAACTATACCAAAAAAGATATTATGGTAGACGATCTAACTGAAAAATCGTATAGTGCATTTATGGTTAATCGTGGATTGTCATACTTTAATGATACCGTGCTATATGCTAATGAGATGAACATACATCATCACCTAGATTCAAAGCTTCAATTTCATTTTTTAATAAATACTGTTAGGCCCAGAAAAAGATTCTCAAAATGGTTGAAGAATTCTGATCCTAACTCGCTGGATATCGTGAAAGAATATTATGGCTATAGTAATGAAAAAGCTCGCCAAGTGCTTTCACTTTTATCTGATAATGAAATAAATGAATTGAAGTTGAGGTTGAATAAAGGTGGAAAATAATAATAATGAGGATCAGGTTGTTGCTTGGGATCCAAGCGCAATGCTGGAAGTTACATTGAATGAGCCCGACGACTTTCTTAAGGTTCGTGAAACATTGACGCGCATTGGTGTTGCATCACGTAAAGATCGTAAACTATATCAATCTTGCCATATACTACATAAGCAGGGTAGATATTTTATAGTGCACTTTAAAGAGCTCTTTTTACTTGACGCAAAGCCATCGAATCTAACGTTAAATGATGTTCAGCGAAGAAATACTATAGCCACTCTACTTTCGGATTGGGGGCTACTTACTATGGTTAATCCTGAAGCAGGAAGTGATTGCGCTCCGTTAAGGCAAATTAAAGTAATTTCCCATTCAGAAAAAAATAACTGGGAACTATCTCCCAAATACAATATCGGAAACAAATAAAGGATATCATATGTGCGTCGTCGCTGTTAAGTATTTTGATGGTGTCGGTTTTGTTGGATCTAAAAATAGAGATAGAAACTATCTTCCCTCTATCCAAATTGTCCAATCAAATAGGACTGGCGTTCAACGCCTATATATTGATGATCTAAAAAGTAGATATACTGAAGGACTAAATGAATTTGGTCTATGCATATTATCAGCTTCTCTTTCAGTAAAAAGCGATGAAAAAGAAGCTGATAAAGTAGATGCGTACCAGAGAAAGAGAAATGATCCTGGGTTTATGTCTCCTGACGGTAAAACTATCAGAGACGCTTTGCTTCTTAAAAGCCCGATGAAAGCTATTAACTTATTGGTGCAGAAAGAACTTGCTGGTTGTACTATAGTTTTTAATTCTGATGAGTGTTACTTACTTGAAGGTGGATTTACTGTAAAAAAAGAAGATGCTACAAAAGAAAATCCTAGGGAATACATATATAAAGTTGTAAAAGTAAAAGATATGATTGTAAGAACTAACCACGGTATACTTATACCGGAGTTAGGATACGATTCAAATGCAGAAGATCCGTATTTTAAGCATTCACGTAAGTCTTCTGAAATGAGATTAAAATACGCTAAAGCTTCTGTTGCGAAAAACGAAAACCCATTAGATATGCTCGATGCTATATCTGTTTCGCCAGATAAAGATACCTTTATGAATCCTGTTAGAACTGGCGATCCAGCAAAAGGTGATATGGTTACAACTGGTCAATTAATGTTGGTACCTAAAGATCGTACTCTCCATTATAGGCCGCTATTTTCAGAAGTACAATTTAAGTATTCTAAATTGAATGGCCCAGAAGCAAAAACGTTTTTTGAGATAATATCATCTAAAAAACTCTTGGGCTTTAAAGAATTACACAATATGTAAATATCGTGTATATATAGTAATGAGGTGCGGATAGGCCGGCCTCATTTATTTTACCTTGCTTAATAGGAGGTCATTATGACACATCTTAATGCGTTTCGTGCGCACCCATCTTTTATCGGCTTTGATAGACTCTTTAGGGATCTGGAAACTTCGTCAGATAAAGCTGCGAATTATCCGCCATATAACATTGTCTATTTTGACGATAAAGACAAATTCAATATAGAAGTAGCAATTGCTGGATTCAGCATGGAAGACCTCGATATTGAATTACGCGATCAGGTTCTAACTATTACTGGAAGTCCAGTACACGCAGAAGATCGTAACTATGTACATAAAGGAATTTCATCTCGCAAGTTCAAGCATTCATTTAACTTAGCACAGTACGTGGAAGTTAAGTCTGCAAATCTTGTGAATGGAATCCTTACAATCCATCTTGCACGTGAACTTCCAGATGAGAAGAAGCCTCGTAAGATTGCGATTGAAACAGAATCTCCTCAGCTCTTAATAGAGGATTAACTCTATGGCGCCTCTTCGGAGGCGCTTTCTTTTTTAGGTAAATTTATGAAAACAGTGAAAGTTATACGATTGATTAGTGGTGAAGAAGTAATTGCATACGTAAAAGAAGTTGAAGAAGGATTTGAGCTTGAAACTCCTGGCATGATTGTACCAACCGAAAAGGGCGTAGGCATAATGAATATGATGCCATATACAACAATGCAAGATGAACCTACTTTGCTTAAGCATAGCATGGTGGGGTTTGTGACTAGTCCAGTTGAAGGTCTAGAACAGCAGTATCGATCAATCCATCAAAAGGTAATTGCTCCTGAAAAAAAGATCATTCTATAGTATACAACTCCGCAAAAGTGTGATATAATGTACTATATTATTGAGAAGGAGTTTTATTTTGAGTTTTTATACTAGTGTTGCTAGATATGGCAATCAATTACTTTATCGTGGATACAACAATTCTGGAAATAGAGTACAGAAAAAAGTAAAGTTCAAACCTAAGCTTTTCATTCCTTCTAATAAAGAAAATGTATGGAAGTCAATCGATGGTACTAGCGTATCACCGATTGATTTTAGTACTATGCGTGAAGCAAAGGAATTTATAGAGCAATATAAAGGCGTACAGAATTTTAAGATATACGGTACACAGAACTATATTCATCAGTTTATTACTGAAACCTTCCCAGACGAAATCGAATTCAACCGTAACTTTATTAATGTAGCAGCTATCGATATCGAGGTTGCATCTGATGATGGGTTTCCGTTTCCTGAAGAAGCTGCACATCCTATAACAGCTATTTGTATCAAGAACAATATTGATAACATCTATCACGTGTGGGCAAGTGGAGATTACGATCCAGCAAAAACTGAACTTCCTCATCTAAAAATTGAATATACTCGATGCGAATCAGAAAAACATCTTCTCGCATCTTTTGTTCATTGGTGGGAAAAGGAAGAAAATACTCCAGACGTAATTACTGGCTGGAACTCTAGACTCTTCGATATTCCTTACATTGTAAATCGTATGAATCGATTGTTCGGTGAAGATTCAATTAAGTCGCTATCTCCATGGAAGTCTGTGCAATACCGACAAGTTGCTGTAAAAGGTAAGCAGATGGATACCTACGATATATCAGGTATTCAGCAAATGGACTATCTCGACCTCTTTCAAAAGTTTGGCTATTCATATGGTCCACAAGAATCATACAAGCTTGACCATATAGCACACGTCGTACTCGGTGAAAATAAGATATCGTATGACGACTACGGGAATCTACATACGCTTTATAAAAACAATCATCAAAAATTCATTGACTATAACATCAAAGACGTAGAGCTTATCGATCGACTCGAAGAAAAGATGGGTCTTATTACGCTAGCCATGACGATTGCTTATAAAGGTGGCGTGAACTATTCAGATACATTCGGTACTACAGCAATATGGGATTCGATCATTTATCGAGAACTCAATCGAAAGAAAGTAGTACCGCCTCCTTCAGAAGAGAAGTTTAAAGCAAAGTATCCAGGTGGTTATGTAAAAGAGCCTCAGGTAGGAATACATGATTGGGTCGTATCGTTCGACTTAAACTCGCTGTATCCGAATCTGATTGTGCAATACAACATGTCACCTGAAACCTTGCAAGATGAAACTCATGCATCTGGTGTAGACTATTATCTTCGCACTACAGAAAAAGTCAAGTCAAAGCATTCCGTTGCAGCTAACGGTTCTACGTATACTCACGAGTTTCAAGGTGTACTTCCGAACATCATTGTCAAATATTATGATGAGCGTAAAGCTGTAAAGAAGCAAATGCTTCAAGCAATGCAGGAGAATGAAAAGAATCCATCTATTAAGCTTGAGCGTGAAATCAATCAGCTCGAAAACAGACAGATGGCTATTAAGATTCTACTTAACTCTCTTTATGGTGCGCTAGGCAATAAGTACTTCAGGTATTTTGACCTTCGCGTAGCTGAAGGTATTACGTTATCTGGTCAACTAGCAATTAGATCTGCAGAGCAAGCACTTAATATCGCAATGAATAAGTTGTTAGGTTCTGACAATGTTGACTATGTAATTGCAATCGATACTGATTCGCTTTATGTTAACTTCGGACCATTAGTCAATAAGTTTAATCCGGTAAATCCAGTAAAATTCTTAGATGACATTTGCCAGCAGCATTTCGAAAAGGTATTCAAAGAATCGTATTCAGCATTATCGGATAAGATGAATTGCTATGATAATCGAATGGTTATGGGTCGTGAGGTAATTGCAGATCGTGGCATATGGACAGCAAAGAAACGATACATTCTGAATGTGCATAACTCAGAAGGTGTTCAATATGCTGAACCAAAACTTAAGATTATGGGCATTGAGGCAATTAAGTCTTCAACTCCTGCCGTGTGTCGTGATGCCCTTAAGAACTTATTCAAAGTTATTATTGCTGGATCTGAAAGTAAAACTCAAAAAGCAATACTCGACTTCAAAAACTATTTTAGGACTCTTCCGCCTGAAGATATATCATTCCCTCGTGGAGTAAACGATATCAATAAGTGGAAACGTAAGTCGACTATATACAGTAAAGGTACACCGATTCACGTGAGAGGTGCATTGTTATATAACTATCATATCAAAGACAAAAATCTGCAAAAGAAATATGAACTAATCCAGAATGGCGAGAAGATAAAATTCTGCTATCTAAAAATACCGAATAGTATTCGTGAAAATGTTATATCGTTTCCCGTCTATTTTCCTGAAGACTTGCACCTAAAAAAATATGTTGATTACGATCTACAATTTCAGAAAACGTTCATAGATCCTATCGAGCCGATTCTTACTGCAGTTGGATGGACAGTTGAAGAACAGAATACACTTGAAAGCTTTTTCGAATAGGTGTACATTTTTGCAAAAGCGTGGTATAATATACTATAAACTAAAATACAGGAGTTGTTATGAGTAAAGATTGGGTGCAAGATATCAATGACATGCACAAAAAATACGGTGTGCATGAATGGGTATCAGAAAAAATTATCAATAGCGATGTCGAAAAGCTTCAGGCATTCCTTAAGTTTCGTCTTGCGTTCTTAGATGAAGAGCTAACTGAAACTATTAATGCAGCTGGTGTAAAAGATCCAGAAGAAATTGTAGACGGTCTTATTGATCTGTGCGTTGTTGCTATTGGTACACTTGATTCGTTTGGTATTGATGCATATCAAGCATGGGATCGTGTGCATGCTGCAAACATGGCTAAAGAGGTTGGTGTAAAAGAATCACGTCCAAATCCACTCGGACTACCGGATCTGATCAAACCAAAAGAATGGAAAGCACCGGATCATTCTGGCAATCATGGATTTTTACCACGAACATTTAAGTAATGTATTCACTTACGCTATTCAAATCACATTGGGATAATAAAACGAATCGTCGAATGGACTTCAATTCTTGGAGCGAGTTCGAGGATTTGCTGTATTCATTATCTAAAATCGACGTAAAAAATAAAAAAGATGCACAACTAATATCTCCAGCAGTATATCATGATGGCACTACACGCGCTAATAAGAATGTAGAGAAGTGGTGTGGTTGGGCAGCAGTTGATGTTGATGATTTAGATTGCACAATGGAGAATCTACGAGATGTACTTAATACTCGCATTAATAATTCTTGGAAGTATATTTGCTATTCTACGGCAAGTTCAAGTATTGATAAGCCGAAGTTCAGACTTGTCTTCAGTCTTAATAGGAGCATTGAATCGGACAAAATACAACATTTCTGGTATGCCCTCAATACCGAACTTGACTCGATGGGAGATAAGCAAACTAAAGACGTTTCACGAATGTATTACATCCCTGCGAACTATGCTGATTCTAACAACTTTATTTTCAGTAATCCAGGCGATGATATTGATGTCAATGCTCTTCTTATAAAGCATCCGTATGCACAAAAGAAAACCGGCAATACGCTGTTTGATTCCTTACCGGAAGAAATGCAAAAGCAATTGATTGCACATCGTAAAGAGCAAATGGATAATACTAATATTAGATGGACTTCTTATACTAATTGTCCATTCGTTAGTAAGAAGTTGGTTTTAGAATATAAGACAATATCTGAAACCGGTTGGTATCATAAGATGTATCAACTCATGGTATCAATCGCAGCAAATGCAGTAAAGCAAAAATATCCGATCACCACTCAAGAAATTGTAGATCTATGTAAAGAGCTAGATCTTGAAACTGGTAATTGGTATGAGAATAGACCACTTGATACTGAAGCAAATCGAGCAATCGAATTTGTGTATACGAATCTATGAAGTTTAATGCGATACATGATGTTGATTCTGAGATACTAAAAAATAGATCTCGTGAAGAATCGCAAAAGATCTTTGCTAAAGAAAGTACTCGTCGCGGAAGAACGCTTGAAGAAATAATGGCGACAAGTATGTATGGTCTAGCAGCTGAAGTATATCTTTTGCAACAAGGGTATATCGATGATGTTAGAGACTATAAAGATTTGTTCGAGCCGGTATCGATGGGTGGAGCGTCAATAGAAGTAAAGGTAACCGAAGGTGAGTATTACGTGCCATACGTAATAGAGCGATGCGAAAAAGCTGCTTCAGAAAGCTGGAGGAAATACGCCAAGAGAGTATACGTCTTTATCGGAGATAAGAAAACTTTAGATTACTATCTAGAAGGCATATATGATTATGACGGTGTACATTTCGTCAAAACTGTTGTATAATATATTATTAATATGGAGAACACTATGCGTGAATCAATAAAAGTACTTCAAGAATGTGCTGAACTTCAAGACAGGAAATCTCGTGACTATCAGAATGAAAACTCACGAATCGTTCAAGCTGATTACTATCCACGTGGTATTGCGTCATTGATGGATATTATTCATACTAAGACTCTACGATTATGGTCTGTACTAGAAGCTATGGAGAATGATCCTACCTATGAACCAAACTTCGAATCGGTAGAAGACTCGTTCAAAGACCTAATCAATTATGCCTCATTCGGTGTGGCGTATGCCCGCGGCAAGATTCCAGGTCAGGATCCGAATAAAGACTTCCTTAATAGAACAAAGGCTCCTCACCAGGTAGCCCCAGTCGATCCGGAAGCATAGCCCGAGTATCATATATCATGTCTAGTTAACAGCGAGCGGCCACGAGCGCCCACGGAAGAGGATTTCTGATACAATTTGTGACAATTTAAATCTCTTTATAAATCAACAGCTTACGGATCCGATTTCCTAAGTGATTGATTTATAAGGAGAAAATAAATTGTACATCTCCGGCCAGATGTCGTATAATTACCCTATACTGTGATTAAAGAGACATACATTATGGAAAGAATTGAATATCCTCGAGTTAACCGACTTTATACATTTGACAACTACGGTGGAGAATTCCGCTTTGTCGGTAAGATTGGACGTACACTTGAAGTGTGGGTAGACGACGAAGGTTTAGCATATAAGAACTTTAAGGTCGTTATGCCTAGAGATCGTGGACCTGCTAAGGTTGCATGTGAAATCGAACTTTCTATGTCACGCGGAAGCAAAGGTGCTTCTTGGAGCGTTGACCTAACTAAAGTCGATTCTAAGTTTCAAGGTTTTGGTATTGCTGTGAAAGCATACGCTTTTATTATTAAGAAGATGGGTATCGTCTTGCAAGCAGGTTCAATGCAATCTCCTGGCGGACGTTCTATCTGGGCACAACTTGCTAAAGAGAATTCCGTAATGGTTTATGGCATGAAAGGTCGGAATGGCGATCTGCAGATCATGGTTCCGAACGAAGATGGAACTGAAGTAGAGTGTGAAGACGAGAACGTTCAAGCTTATGACGTTCACGGATTTAATATGTTTGCTGTGAAAGTAGCTTAATGGTGATTGACTACGTCGATTATTTTTGCCAACTAGTAATCACTTGTACTGGATTTTTTTCGTTATATCTATTTGCATCACAAGATCCAAATGTAAGAATGAAAGCTGGGATTGTTGGATTAATCGGAGAACCGTTTTGGTTTGCTACAGCTTTTATAAACGAGCAATACGGAGTATTGATTCTCGTACTAGTGTATGGTATTAATTGGATTCGAATCATTCATTCCAATTATATCCAAATACAAAATGAAAAGTTAAATAGGATATCATTATGAATGAAGATAATCGCGACTATGCGAAAGAGGCTAAAAGGCTTATTGGTCGAATCAATTTGAACCAGAAATACGAGATGTACGGAATTGTCACTGATAAACTGAAGTATCGTAATCAACTTGATGACGTTCGTATCAAGGAACTTGAAGCTGTAAAAGAAGCCATAGAAGATTTTCCTAATATCGATTATCCTCGTTTAATGAAAATTGCTAAAGGCTATGGTAAAATGGCGGATAGCAAATAAAAGAATTTTATCTGATGATAAAATGTTGTACATATCACACAAAACGTGATATAATATTAAGTATCTTATGACGTATAAGATGAAACTTGTAATTAAAATTTTAAAAGGTGAATTAAAATATGACTAATGTAAATGTTGCTGTAACTAAAGAAGCTAAAGTAATCGCTGCTCTTCAGGCTGACTCAAAAGGCTTGACTGCTGCTCAGATGAAATCTCGCTTCGCTGTAGCAAATCCAACTGCGACTATAACAGCGCTTCGTCAGAAAGGCTTTGCAATTTATGCAAACCGCCGTACGAATAAGGGTGGCGAAACTCGCACATTCTATCGACTTGGTACTCCTACTCAGGCGATCGTTGCTGCTGGTTACAAAGCTCGTGCAATGGGCATTGTATAAGTTAAGCTACAAACTTGGTCCCCTTCGGGGGACTAAGTCCTTTTATCGGGTTAAGTATGGATAACATCATTAAGCTTCAACCAAAAAAATCTAAAACTGATTTTACAAATACCAGTGCTTATGAAATCAAAAAGTTTACAATGACTTGGGAAGATACTGGTCTCTTTTATGAAGGCACAATTCAAATCAATACTATGTTAAAGGACATTGATAATGCATATGACAGTAAGTGATATTCGTTCGTATTTTATTAACGAATTAAAAAATCAATCCTTTACTGTAGATAAGAACGGACAAAACACTATCGAACTTATTGGTGCATCTTTTACTGCAGATGAACCTGCAATTTTCGGTACACCAAATGTTGATTATATCAATAATGAAATTGCTTGGTATAAATCGCAATCAACCAATATTAATGACATCTATACAGATGGTAGAGAACCGCCTGCTGCTTGGAAATATTCAGCAAATAAGTATGGTGAAATTAATTCTAACTATGGACATCTCATTTGGTCCAAAAAGTATTTTTCTCAATACAATAATGCATTAAGAGAATTACGTAATAATCCAGATGGACGACGCGCTACTATAGTCTATACGCGTCCTTCTATGTGGCTTGAATTTGACGAACATGGTAAATCCGATTTTATATGCACTAATGCTGTCACATATTATGTGCGTACTCGATTGCATGCTGTAGTACAAATGCGATCTAATGATGCAGTGTATGGTTATAAGAATGATTATGCATGGCAACGTGAAGTATTAAATCAACTTGCCGCAGCAACTGGAGTTCGTCCAGGAACTATCACATGGCAAGTTCAAAACTTGCACGTATATGAACGTCATTTTGACTTAGTAAAATAATATGAAAGTCTATATTGGTCCTTATAAAGATTGGTTTGGTCCTTATCAACTGGCTGAAAAGTTGATGTTTTGGGTACCAAAGGAAAAAGATGAGTATGGGTTTGAGCAGCCTGCTGATCGTGTACACCACTTTGGCGAGTGGCTTGCTCACGGTAGTATAGAGCCTGAACCAGAATTAGGTGAAATTCAAAAATGGGGAGATCGTCCACACACTTGGCTATATAACTTTCTAAGTTGGATTGACAGCAAGAAGAAGCAAAAGATTGAAATACATATTGATCGCTGGGACACTTGGAGTATGGATAATACCCTTGCTCTTATTGCGCTTCCTATGCTCAAGCAGTTACGCGATAGTAAACATGGGTATTCTCATGTTGATATTGAAGATGTACCTGAAAATCTAAGACTTATTGATCACAACGATGAATATAGTTCACAGCTTAGTTTATTTAATAACAAAGTTTGTAATCCAGAAGATATTTCAATTGGTGAAGATCAATGGAACTGGGTACTTAACGAAATGATCTTTGCGTTTGAATGCAAAGTTAATGATGAATGGGAAGATCAGTTTGAGTCTGGTGAATGGGATATGGCTTGGAAGAAACTGGAAGGTGGTAATAGTCAACTCATAGAAGGACCTAATCATACTAAAGTGTATGATTGGGAAGGGCGTAAAGCGTATGAAGCAAGAATTCAAAATGGTTTTAGGCTCTTTGGAAAGTACTATCAAAATCTTTGGGATTAATATATGACGTGGGACAATCGATATCTAGACCTAGCTGAAAATGTTTCTTCTTGGTCAAAGGATCCATCTCGTAAAATCGGTGCTGTAGCTGTTGGAAGCAAAGGACAAATATTGTCTCAAGGTTACAATGGCTTTCCTCGAGGTATTGACGATAGCAAAGAACGGTATAACGATAAGGAAACTAAGTATACCTATGTAGTGCATGCAGAAATGAATGTGATCTATAATGCTACATATAATGGAGTTTCACTTGATGGTTCTACGTTATATGTTACAGGACTTCCTGTGTGTTCAGAATGTGCTAAAGGAATTATTCAGACTGGTATAAAGCGTGTAGTGATGCGTTGCGATGGTGTTCCAAAGAGATGGAATGCATCATTTGCGTTAACTATACAAATGTTTGAAGAAGCTGGAATTGAATGGGAATTGATAGAATAGATGTCGCATAATAAACACGTTATCGATAATATCAATAAGGATGTTGATGGCTTAATTATGGAAGGTGTCTTCGGCCGTGAAGATGCTCGTAAGTATTATCTTGACCTTGCAGGAGATTGGACGGATCCAAATCCTGCACCTGTTATTGAAACTTATGAAGGTGTTCGTGTTGTTCGTGATGACTTAATTGTCGGTTCAAAGATTCGTGGTGGTGATTGCTTAATTAGTAGTCTACCAGAGCATATCGATACAATCGTATATGTTCAGCCACGGTTTGGACTTGCCGGTGTATCTTTGCTTAACGTTGCAAAACGTCATAATAAGAAGGTACGTCTATTCATGCCTTCTTCTAAAAAGATCAGTGCGCATCAAGCTGCATGTATTGAACAGGGTGCAGAAGTAAGTTTCCATCGTATTGCTGCGATGCCTAATCTAAACCTAATTGCTAAGAAGTGGGCAGATGAAAATCCTAACGCATTCTTTGTGCCATTAGGATTAAAGCATGAATTAGTCACTGCAGGGTTTGTAAAGACTGCATCTCAAATTCCTGAACCAGAAGAAGTGTGGACAGTCTTATCAACTGGAGTATTACATCGGTCATTGCAGATCGCATGGCCGAATGCAAAGTTTTATGGCGTTGCGGTTGCTCGCAACATGAAGGCTGGTGAAGTTGGACATGACCGAATCATAAGCCATCCGCTAGCCTTCACCGCGCCGTTAAAACAGGAACAAATGCCTCCATTCCCATGCATTGCACAATATGATGCAAAGGCGTGGCCATATATACCTAAGAACAGCGGAAGAGATATTTTATTTTGGAACGTTGGTTGTGAGCCGCCAGTCCACGATGAAACAATTTATGAACGCATTGATAGTTACCGTGATTGGGATAAGAATCTGGAATGATAGTTGGATCATTTACAAAAATAGCACAAAAGAAAAATAGCCACAGCTTTGGTTGGGCAAGAACTTGGTCAGAAAACCTTGGAGTAGAAATCGATTTTAGTAATCAAGCTCACTCCAAGGTTTATCTTTTGCATGGAGCAAACTTCGGTGGTTCATTAAATCTATTTGGTGGATTTGATGAAGAGCTTGAAGCTAGCATTAATAACCTACTCCAGGCCAATGAGATCATCTCTCTTGATATTGATATGCCTGACTATGGTGGAATGCTAAAGAAGCGTAAGGATGTAGTAGACAAGGCATGGTGCGATCGTATCACTGCAAAGTTATCTACTGCAAAAACTTTAGTTTCGTCTGATCTTAATTTTGATTGGTTAGCTGTTGGTGATAGCCATACCGCTGCGTATTCACGAAACAATAGTGCTGTTGTAAAACAAGATGGCACTACACTCTTCAATCAAGTAAAAACAAACTTTGAATATCTTCGTCATCATATTGATAAGAAGCCATGGAAAGGTGTAACGATTAGTTTAGGCAATATAGATGTTCGTCATCATTTCTTACGTGTGAATAGCGATTGGGTAGCGATGTACGATGCTCTCTTTGAGTTTGGTAATAGCTTAGGTATAGAAGTCGAGTATTCATTACCATGGCCAATCGAGTTTGAAGGGAGAAAGCTACCGAAGACTGGATACTATAAGGACCAACCATTTTGGGGATCGCATGAAGAACGTTCCGCCTTGGTGGATGATATCTATGAGTATATGTTATATAACTCAGTGAATATTGTCAAAGCTCCTGATGAATGGTATAGAATGAATCCAGAGCAATACGCAAATGAAAAGATGGAGAAGCCTAAGTCAGTTCATCTGAGTCCAGAAGTTTATCGCAGAAAAAATTGGGGTATAGCAGAAACAACACTAGAGGATTTCTTTCAGTAATGGCAAAGTGGCTAAATGAAGAAGCATTAGACGTATTAGTACATTATTATTATCCTCGTGCTAAATGGTTACAAGAGAATTGTAACTGGGGAAAACTGTCATACGTTGGTCCTGAAGCAAATGCTGCAGTCAATGACCCTCTTATGCAACAGATAGATATCTACGATTGTTTCTCTCGTAATGCTGCTGGATTTTCTAACGTACTCCAGGACTTAAAGTACAGATCAGATACTCCAAAGCGTCATCATCAGTTAAATAATTCCTCACTCGGTAAGAATCATTGGGACTTGGTTGACTCATATATTACTGATACATGGGATCTGAAAACGTGGCTGTTTGCGTATATGTGCCATAGAACAACTGGTTCAGGTGCATCGTTCACGCGAGATCATGGTTATCGTAATAACGCAATTCAGTATTGGGGTAAGCTATCATCAATCGATGAAATGATAGAAGATCTTAAGCGACGCAAAGCGTCTGGCCAAGCGTTGTTTACTTCTATTGGTAACCAACCACCGAGTCCACGTAAAGGAGTATCTTGCGTTGACTTTATGACAGATGAGCTACCTAAGCTTCTTGATGAGCTTATCGATTGGCTTCATGCTGGAGAAAAGAAAACACACAAACAAGTCGTCGACTATTTGAATGAACATAACGTTCGAGAAGGTCATAAGCGATTTAACTTTGTCTATGCTGCTTTTTCATATGATCTAGGTGATTATCATAAAGATCTTGTGGATGATATGTCCCACGGATATTTTGGTAATAACGCTGTACGATGCATGAAAGTTTTATCTTCTGGTTATACTACAGACGAATTCATGGATCTGCTGTGTGAGCGTATAGGTGGAGCGCCACGTGATAATGAAGATGTTATGTGTGACTTCGTAAGATTTGGTCAGAACTATGTCCCTCGTTCTGATAATACATTTGATCATGTTCCTTCTACAATTACTAACAATTCTGGATGGAACTCTGGATGGGAACAGAGGCAAGGTGCACCAAAGAATAGCGGTGTACAATTAGACGAATTCATGGTATAATATACTATCATTACAAATAAAGGTAAATGCAATGTCTATAATGGATAAACTCAAAAAGAACTCTAAGCTAGCTAATACCGAAGTTCTTTCAAAATCGAAATTCTTTGCTGAAAAGGATATGATTACAACTGAAGTGCCTATGATAAACGTAGCGCTTTCTGGTTCTGTCGATGGTGGATTAACTCCTGGTCTTACAGTTCTTGCTGGTCCATCTAAGCATTTCAAAACTTCTTTTGCGTTACTTATGGCAGGTGCATATATGCAAAAGTATCCAGATTCTATTATGTTGTTTTATGATTCAGAGTTTGGTTCTCCTCAAGCGTATTTCGAATCGTTCGGTATCGATGTTTCTCGTGTACTTCATACTCCTATCACAAACGTTGAAGAACTAAAATTCGATCTAATCAATCAGCTTGAAGCCATCGATCGTGAAGATAAAGTCATAGTTGTTATTGACTCTATCGGTAACCTTGCATCGAAGAAAGAACTTGAAGATGCTATGAATGAAAAGTCTGTAGCTGATATGTCTCGTGCTAAAGCACTCAAAGGTCTCTTCCGTATGTCAACTCCTTATTTGACTATGAAAGATATTCCGATGCTTGCTGTGAATCATACTTATCAAGAGATTGGACTCTTCCCTAAAGCTGTTGTTTCTGGTGGTACAGGCATTTATTATTCTGCCGATACTATATGGATTCTTGGTCGTCGTCAAAATAAGAAAGGTACTGAAGTAACTGGATATGACTTTGTAATCAACGTTGAAAAGTCACGATTCGTAAAAGAAAAGTCTAAGGTTCCTGTTACAGTATCATGGGAAGGTGGCGTAGAAAAATACTCTGGCTTACTTGAAGTTGGTATGGCTGGTGGATATGTTGTTAAACCTTCTAATGGTTGGTATCAAGCTATTGATAAAAAGACAGGTGAAATGATTGAACCGAAAGTTCGTGAAGCACAAACGCTAACTGCAGAATTCTGGGATCCAATCCTTGCTAATGAAGACTTCAAAGAATTCGTGAAGAAGCACTATACTATTGGTTATCGTTCTGAAATAGAAGGCGTTGATGTTGTACAAGAAGGGGAATATAGTGTATAATATATCTACACATGACTATGAACGAATCGAATTTATTGAAAATTCTAATCATGACTCATTCAAAATATTAACGGGTAAGTACTCTGGGACAGTCATCACGTACGGAAAAATAGCAATAACTGAACCTACTAATCCAGACATAGATGAAGCAACACTATCTTTTGAGTACGTTGTTAATAAAGCTCCTTCTGGTATTGATGAAACTTTTTTAGAATCAGATAGTGACTTTAATAACTATCTAGGTGATATGCTTCAATGTATTATTACTGAAGCTTTAGATAATGATAATTACGCAATTGGTAATAAGGAAAACAATGACAATCCAGACGACAATTTTACGAAATCTATTAACTAATGATGATTTTACACGTAAAGTAGTTCCTTTCTTAAAGAAAGAATATTTCGAAGGTGAGCATAAAATCACCTTCGATCTTATCTTATCCTTTGTTACAAAGTACAATAAATTACCTACAGTCGAAACGCTAAAGATTCAACTCGACGATGTCAATCTCAGTGATAACATGTATACTGATATTAGCACGTTGATTAATGAATTGTCTACTTCTGAAGAAAAGCCTGATCTTTCTTGGTTGCTTGAGCAAACCGAAAAGTGGTGTCAAGATCGTGCAATACATCTTGCTATCATGAAATCAATCTCTATCATTGACGGTAAAGATCCAGAGCTAACAAAGAATGCATTGCCAGAGTTATTACAGAATGCTTTATCAATTGCATTTGATACACACGTTGGTCATGACTATACGAATGACATAGAAGAGCGGTATGACTTCTATCATAAAGTCGAAGAAAAGATTCCATTCGATCTAGATTACTTTAATCAGATTACGAAAGGTGGACTACCTAAGAAGACTTTGAATATAGCTCTTGCTGGTACTGGTGTAGGTAAATCGCTGTTCATGTGTCATGTTGCTGGATCTGTTCTTGCTCAAGGGAAGAACGCATTATACATTACTATGGAAATGGCAGAAGAAAAGATTGCTGAACGTATCGATGCAAACTTATTGAATGTTGCGATTGATCAGTTACCTAACCTATCAAAAGAAATGTTTACTTCGAAGGTAGGTAATATTGCAGATCGGTTCCAAGGCAAATTGATCATTAAAGAATATCCTACTGGTGCAGCTCATGTTGGACATTTCAGGGCATTGCTCAAAGAGCTTCAGCTAAAGAAAAACTTTAAGCCTGATATTGTTTTTATCGACTATCTTAATATTTGTTCTTCATCTCGAATGAAAGGTATGGGCGGAGCAATTAACTCTTACTCATACATCAAAGCAATCGCTGAAGAAATTCGTGGTCTTGCAGTTGAGTTTAATGTTCCTATTGTGTCTGCAACACAAACAACACGTTCTGGCTTTTCTAACTCAGACGTCGGTCTAGAAGATACATCAGAATCATTCGGTCTACCCGCAACAGCTGACTTAATGTTTGCATTGATTAGTAACGAAGAGCTTGAAAACCTTGGACAAATACTAGTTAAGCAATTGAAGAATAGATATAATGATCCAAGCTCAAACAAACGCTTTATTATAGGCGTTGATCGTAGTAAGATGAAGCTATTTGATGTTGAACAGTCAGCGCAGAATCTTGTAGATTCAAATCAGACTAATCAGAATACTTCATATGTGAATAACAATCCATCTAAATTTGAGGGCTTTAGAGTATGACAGCAAAACTAATTAACTATTCACAGGTTCCAGTTGATCCTGATATAGAATACCCTGATAAGAAAAGTCTGCTAGAACTTATTGCGTTTTGTGCTAGGGTATCTAATCCCGCAAATCAAAGTAATCCAAAGACAGCCGAGAAGCTAGTTAAGTATCTTATTAAGCATAAGCATTGGTCTCCATTAGAAATGGTGTCAGCTTGTGTTGAAATTGAAACTACGCGTGATATTGCACGCCAGATACTCCGCCATCGTAGTTTTAGTTTTCAGGAGTTTAGTCAACGTTATGCTGATCCAACTGAAGACTTAGATTTTACGTTGCGTGAAGCACGTTTGCAAGATACATCGAACCGTCAAAACTCTATAGACATCGATGAGCTATCTGGTCCAGAAGGGCAACAACTACAAAAAGATTGGCAAGCAATTCAGTACCAAGTAATACATGAAGCAAAGATGGCGTATCGCTGGGCTATTGAAAACGGTATTGCGAAAGAACAAGCCAGAGCGGTTTTACCGGAAGGCAATACTATATCTAGAATGTATGTAAATGGTACGTTACGTTCATGGGTTCATTATATAGAATTGCGCTCATCAAATGGTACTCAGAAGGAACACATCCAGATTGCAAGAGAGTGTGCGGCTGAGATTGCTAAAGTTTTTCCTATGATTCGCGAACTGGCAGGAGAAGAATATGTCTAGTATAATGTATTCGTTGTGGCATAATGAAGATCCTGATATGCGCGTTCATGTAATTAATGAAGGTAACATATTTAAGTTAGAGTATTATAAATCAGGTAAGCTTATTCAGAAAGAAGAATTTCCTGGTAAGCATTTAAGTTATGTAGTCTCAGCTGCGGAGAATTGGGCAGAAGGTATTAAGGTAATCTAATGTTTCATGAAATCACTTGGCCAGATGGCATCGGTTTAGACTACGAAGCTTTTTTAAAGCTAGAAGAAGATCCAGTACGCCCACACATTCCAAAACTTGTTCGATATACGGGCAATAGACACACGTATTATCTTACAAACGATGATCAAGGCAGATCGAAAGAAATTGCGGCTATAGTTTGTGTTGCTATAAATAATGTATTAGCAGAAGATGAAATTGATTTGTTTTCTTTCTCAGAGCTTGAAACAGAAAACACATACGCGCATCTTTATACTATATGGAGTTATGTGCCACGTGCCGGTAGAAACCTTGCTCTAAAGACAGTTGAGCATATAAGGGAAACCTATAGTAACGTAAATCGAATACTTACGCTTAGCCCTAAAACTGATTTAGCTAGAAAATTTCATTTGTCTAATGGTGCAATTGAACTGAAGACAAATGAAACAACCGTCAATTTTGAGTATAGGATATAATAATGTATTTAGATCTATGGATGATAGGCGTAATGTTTATTTGGTGGCTACTTAGCGTATATGGTATAGCTAAGCGAGAACAAAGAACCTCATTTGATGTCGGATTAGCTTTAGGAATTACTGCAACAATAGATTATATCAAACCAAGTATAACCCCATCACATGATCAAATAAGGGAACATTTAATTAAAATATTAGAAAAAGAAGAGGTGTAACGATGTACGAATATAAAGCAAAAGTGCTTAAGGTAGTTGATGGAGATACCGCAGATGTGGATATCGAACTTGGATTTGACATAGTACTAAAAAAACAACGCGTACGCTTTATGGGAATTGATACTCCTGAAAGTCGTACAAGTGATGAAGTAGAAAAGATCTATGGAAACATGTCTAAAGATTTTGTTAAGGGCTTTCTTAAGGTTGGCGAATATGTCACACTAAAGACCTTTAAGGATGATCGGGGTAAGTTTGGACGTATCTTAGGAGACTTCTCTGTATACGACACAGAGAAAGATCGTTATGTTGATCTCACCAAACTGATGATTGAAAAGCACCTAGCTGTCCCATATCACGGCCAAAGTAAAGATGACATTGTAGAACAGCACCTCAAAAACCGAGTTATTCTAACAGAGACGTCAGAGATGTAACATTTGAGGCCCTTATAAATCAATAACTTAGGATTTAGCCATTTTAAGTTATTGATTTACATAGAGAAAATATATTGCAAAAAGTTACAATTTGTTACAATTTAAATCTCTTTATAAATCAACCACTTAGGAATTCAGTTTTCTAAGTGGTTGATTTCTATGGAGAAAATAAATTGTACATTCTCGTCTGGATGGGGTATAATTACCATACAAAATAAGCAAAGAGACAAGATTATGACCTACATTATGTTCAACGTTGATCGACATTCAGACAAGCGCACCTTTGAGACTCTCCGCGGTGCTAAGATTGCCCGAGCGGCTGCAAACAAAAATTCAAACAACGTCTACGAGGTTGTCTCGGTTGAAGAGTTCGAAAGCAACATTGTAAAAATGGTTGAAAAGACAAACCTCTTATCTGGTGAAAAGTTCATGGAGCGTTCAGATACTCCTTATTACTGCTCACCTTCTTCTGAAACTTTTTGGAGTGCCTAAAATGAAAAGAATTTCTAATAGCTATGTTACTACTCTCGATCCAATGTCTGCTAACGATATGCAGACTCTCGAGATGCTTAGAAAAACAGTTCGTATGATGAACGAACTTGCTAGGGACACAAAGCGTGTGGTTGTCCGTGGTCGTAGACCGATCGTGAAGAAAGAAGTTCACAACATCTACACTGGGAAAACCCGCACTCTCTCGTACGACTACTGTGGAAACGTAGTCGGTGGATTAGCAAATGCTAGTTCATATGACGTTTACATTTATTAATTTGATAAGGAATATATTATGACTAAAACTTACAACGATTATCATTCTGAAAATGAAGCTCTTGTTCAAGGAATGCTAGATGCAATTTCAACCAACAGAAATGTTAATGACATCTTTGATCGTGGCTACCTAATTAGCTTTTTAGCTGGTGCTATGATGGATATACCTGAACTCAAAGAAAGAGTTGAAGGACGTATCATCGATACAATCAAATTGAAAGCGGCAAGCGCTGCTTAGGATAATCTTATGGTTATAACCATGTATGAAGGAGTGCACAATAAAAAAGAGCGTGCACTCATCGATGAAATTACTGATTTTGTTGCCGATAGAATGTTTCCGCGACATGTCTTAGAAATCACGTATCGCATAATACCTAACCTAGAAACAAAGGAAGGAATTCAAGGCGATACTATTTGGGAAGATTCTCAGTATAGACCTAGAGACTTCTGCGTTCGTTTGAATAAGGGATATAAAAATAAAGACCTAATTACACTCATTATACATGAGCTAATCCACGTTAAGCAGTTCTTGAGAGGTGAACTAAAACATGAATGGGTTCCAAACAAAGGAATCTATAGGGAAATATTTAAAGGGAAAGATATAACTAACGTTAAGTATATGAATAAGCCATCAGAAAAGGAAGCATATAAATTACAAGAAGTTCTTTATAACGAATTCATCAACCGCTAAAACGTATAAATAGTATCATACATTTCAAATTTTATGGGAACTATTGCTTATGTTAAGGTTTGTTTCGTATCTCAACGAAGCTTACTCGTTCTTTCCAAAGACCGAGGATGAGATCCGTAGTGGATTAAGCGGATGGGATGAAAATCGAATAGAAGACGCAGTAAAGCTATTATCTTTTTTAAAGGGTAAATTTCCTTCTATTGATACTCCTATAAATTTTGATCTGAAAGTGCCTGGAATGGTTAACGTATCTAGGGCCTTTTCTGACGATATCTCTATTGCAGACATTAAAAGCGGATCTGGCATTAGCTCCTTTAACATCAAATACGGAAATGGTTCATCAGGAAACCGTGGTGTTAATAACCGCGGCAATCTCTTTGAACCGGAATTTGCAAATGCATTGAATGCATGGTGGGCTGGCGAAGAAGTGTCCGATGCTGGAATGTTAGCAGCAATACAAGACCTAGATAAAACTTATGACATTAGTAATGCGAAAACCCTTACTATCGATGTCGTAGGTGGAGAAAACACAAAACGTCCTCTTCAGTTTGGAAGCAAAATTGTTCTTTCAAACACTAAAGGTTCTGGGAACGACATTGGTTCATCAGTTACTGATATTACATTAACTATTGACGGTAAACCCGTTTACCTCAGCCTCAAGCTAGGTGGTACAACAACATTCTTCAATGTCGGCGTTCGTACTATTCTCACTCCAGCAGAAATTAAATCAAAGAACATAACTAATAAAAATGGCCTTAAGTTACTAAAACTATTTGGCATAGATCCAGTTATGTTTTGTGATGTATTTAACGGAGATCTTACTAAAGCAGTTGTAGAGAGAAATGCTAAGGTTGATAAAGCAGGCCTGCAAGCATTACTTGAATCAGGAATTGGCTACGGTTATCACGTGATACATAAAAAAGGTGGTAACATCGATAGCTATCAATTAGATAAAGCTAAGATGGCAGCCTCGGCTAAACCAGGTAATGTTACTATCTACTATGGTGGTAAAACTGGTAAGGGCAAGAGAATTAACATTGAGTTCGAATCACAGTATTATACGTTCAGTATAAACATACGGGATACTCAAGGAAAAGACGGATATCCTACACGAATGATGTGCGATTTTAAGAGTAAATAAAATGATAAAGTTTAAACAATATTTGTCAGAAGAAAAAAATACGCACATGACTCACATCGAAGATCAGGTTATCTATGGTGGTGTAAAAGGTGCACGCAATGCTATACTTGCATTACGCTCTTTAAGGGACATGTTAGCTGGGTCAGCTGCATCAGCCACTGATGTAACTGTCAAGTGGGATGGAGCTCCTGCAGTCTTTGCTGGTATCGATCCATCAGATGGACAGTTCTTTGTGGCTAAAAAGGGTATTTTTAACAAGAATCCTAAGGTGTATAAGTCGCATGCTGATATCGATGCTGATACATCTGGCGATCTATCAAACAAGCTCAAGATCGCATTCGATGAGATGAGTAAGCTTGGTATTACTGATGTTGTTCAAGGCGACATTATGTTTACTCAATCTGATTTGAAAACTGAAACAATAGACGGATCTAAGTACATTACTTTCCATCCGAATACAATCGTTTACGCTGTACAAGATTCTTCTGCAGAAGCAAAGAAGATAAAGGCAGCTAAGATTGGAATTGTTTTCCACACGTCGTATTCGGGCGGAAGCTTTGAAACAATGACGGCTAACTATGGCGTTGACGTATCTAAATTCAATAAAGTTTCTACGATATGGGCACAAGACGCTGAACTACGAGATCTTTCTGGTACAGCAACATTAACAAAGGCTGATACTGATGAAGTAACTAAAGCCTTATCGATTGCTGGAAAAATATTTAATAGCATCGCATCATCTACTCTTAAAGAGTTAGAAAAGAATTCAGAATTTTCTGGAATGATTGAAACGTTTAACAACTCTATGGTTCGTAATAAGACACAGATTACTGATACTAAGAAGCATGTTGATAACCTAATTAATTGGATATCTGAAAGGTTCAATAAAGAAGCTGATAAGCGTAGTTCTGAAAAGGGTAAACAAGCTCAATTTGCAAAGCGTGATGAAATACTTAAGTTCTTTAGCCCGCAAAACAAAGCAAATCTTAAGTTAGTATTTGACTTACAAAAAGCAATTGTTGCGGCTAAATTGATACTTATTAATAAGCTTAATAAATTAAAAGATATAAATACCTTTGTAAAAACAAAAAATGGATTTAAAGTGACCGGTCATGAAGGCTTTGTTGCTATAGATCGAACAGGTGGTGGAGCAGTAAAGTTAGTAGATCGATTAGAATTTTCGACTAATAACTTTGATCCAAATATAATAAAAGGTTGGGACACTCCGTCTCGATCTTAATGGGAAATGCATATGTATTCTTTTAAAGACTACTTAGCTGTAGACTATACACAAACAGGCGATGAATTGCTTGCGCTTAAAGCAAAAAAGCGTAAGCGTGCAGATACGACCGGTCCAATTGAAAACGCCAAAACGAAAAATGATAAGTCTTTAGGAGAAAACGATGCCAGCAATTAAATCGTTTTCTGACTTTTTAGTTGAAGAAACTAAAGAAGTTGTTTTTACTTTTGGCCGGTTTAATCCACCGACGGTCGGCCATGAGAAGCTTATTACCAAAGTAGCATCTATTGCAAAAGGTAATAACTATCGCATATACGCTTCTCAATCATCTGATCCAAAAAAGAATCCATTAGATTATGCAACTAAAATTAAAGTAATGCGTAAGATGTTTCCTAAGCATGGTCGTAATATTATTCTCGATAAAAATGTAAAAAATGCTCTAGAAGTATTGACTCAGCTATACGATCAAGGATTCACTAAGGTAACAATGGTCGTTGGATCTGATCGAGTTAATGAATTTACTGCATTGGCTAACAAGTACAATGGTCAAAAATTACGTCATGGTTTCTATAATTTCGAAGGTGGCGTAAATGTAGTATCGGCTGGTGAGCGTGATCCTGATGCTGAAGGTGTTGAAGGTATGTCAGCATCTAAAATGAGAGCTGCTGCAGCAGATAATGATTTCTCTTCTTTTTCAAAGGGATTACCTTCTGGGTTTAAAGGCGGTCAGGAATTATTTGACACTCTTCGCAATGCAATGGGTATTAAAGAATCGTCTGAATACCATAGGCATATCCAGTTAGAACCGATTTCTGAAAAGCGTGAAGCTTTTGTAAAAGGTGAATTGTTTGAAGTAGGTAATCAGGTTGTAATTAAAGAATCTGGTGAAGTAGGAACTATTTCTGTACTTGGCGCTAACTATGTTATAGTTGAAACTACAAACGGCAAATATCGCAAATGGTTAGATGCGGTTGAGTCTATCGCTGATAAAGTAAGAGGATAAAAGATGTTTAAGATTCGTGAAGCAGTTGATTTCATGTCTGCTGGTAAATATACAACTGTTATGCATCCTAAGACAAGAAAATTAGAAAAAATTCTAAAGACTGATTTAAAGAAATACGTGATGAAAGGATACCAACATATGGGCCCAGTAAAAAATCGCGTCACAAAAAGTATGTTCGAAGAAGGCCAGATAGCAGAAGCTCCTGAAGACAATATGCCTGCATCTCCGGATGAAGCTGGCATGGCGATGGACCAAGCCAAATTTATTGCTTACGTTGCGAATGAAGTTTCTGAGTATATTGCTGGAAATAATGAGTTTCCTGAGTGGATGCAGAATAAGCTTACTGGATTCCATGAGAAAGCAAAAGATATGCACGCTGTCATGGCTGGCAAATATGAGTCAGTCGAAGAGTCTCTTGATGAAGCTGCATATAAAGTTCCTAGTAACTATGCAGCAATTAAAGCTCGCCTTAATAAAAAGGCAAAAGTAACTGATACACAAATCAATAAAGTGCTCGGCCCAACTAAGAATGCTCAACAAGGCGTTGAAGCATTGAAGAAAGCATTTAAAGTTAATGATGATGAAGCGAAAGCTATGATCGCACGAGTTATGCCAACTGAAGCTAATCGCGGATCAGATTCATACCGAGTTAAGTATAAAGGCGACATTAATACAGTCCGTGCTGATAGTCCTGAAGATGCTTTGAAGAAGTCTATGAAGGCTTTTGGTATTGGCTCGATGAACAAAACAGATTACATGAAAAATGCATCTGCAATCTCAGAAGCTGTAAAGATTACGGAAAAGCCTTTTGACGAGAAGCTCGAGGTTTCAGATGGTCTTGATCAGTGGATTAAAGACTTCCAAGCATCCGATGCTCCCCAGTTTCAAGATAAAGATAAAGAAGAGCGTCGCAATATGGCAATCGCTGCTTATCTTGCTGCAAAGCGTGAATCAAAAAAAGGTGGAAAAGAAACCGAAGAATCTACTAAAGCATACGGTAAGTCGATGGATGATGTAAAGAAAAAACATATATCTGATAAAGACAAAAAGACTTTAGGCAAGCTTGCTGACTTAATGTCCAAGGAAAGAGGCAAGAAGTAGTGATACCTTTTGCTCAATTTAATGCATCTAGACATTTAGAGTATCATGTAGAGAATAATATTCCATTACACGAGAATGTGTTTCGTGTAGGGTCACAGTCATATTACGAATTGTTTCAAGAAGCGCGTATTCAGATGGAACAAGGTAATTATTCTCCAGATGGTATTGATAAAGTACTATTAGAAGAAACTGATATTGGCATGTATGCAATGCATGAAGGTAATCACGTGCCACTAGATTGTCCTTTAATGGAAGCAGATGATGTAGAACTAGATTCACCAAAAAGGGGTGGTTCTAAAAAGTTTTATGTCTATGTAAAAAATGATAAGGGCAATGTAATAAAGGTTGAGTTTGGTGATACATCAGGCTTAAAAGCAAAGATCGATGATCCAGCTGCACGAAAAGCTTTTGCTTCTCGGCATAACTGCGATCAGAAAAAAGATAAGACGAAAGCCGGATACTGGTCGTGTCGTCTTCCATATTATGCGAAGCAGTTAGGGTTATCAGGTGGAGGTAACTTTTTTTGGTAACCCCATATTATGAATATGATGACATACGTCTTTTCTTATCTGGCATTGACGAAGAAGATTTAGTTTGGCATAGAGATAAAGAAAATCGTAAGATTGAAGTACTAGAAGGTAATAAATGGCAACTACAATTCGATGATAGTTTGCCATTTGAATTATGCGTAGGCGATGTAGTAACAATCGATAAATTAAAGTACCATCGTCTAATTAAAGGTAAAGACGACTTACGGATTAGGATTAAGTATGCCAACTAAAAACCAATTAGAAGAACATCTGTTAAAAGAAGATAAGCGGCTTGATCGCATCGAAGAAAAGATAGATAAGTTATCTGAAACTGTCATTTCTTTGGCCCGTGCAGAAGAAAAGCTTATCATGCTAGAAGATGATCGTAAGACTATCAATGATCGGCTTAATAAGCATTCTGATAGAATCGATGATGTTGAAACAAAAGTTGATGAAACTGCTATTACAGTAAAAGTAGTCAATCGATTGTTTTGGGTAGTAATGACTTCGGTCTGTGGTGCATTAGCGGCACAATACATATTTAACTAAATAAAGGAAAACTAAAATGATCGACAATAACATAACGAAAAGTATCGCTAATGCATATGTAAAAATGTATGAAGCGAAAGCAGTCAAAAGAGAAGCCTGGGTACCAGCGGAAATAACCGACGAAGGTGTAGCTGACTTTATGGGTGCTGCAGCAGATGCTGCTAAGAAAGGCGATGAGACTTTTAAGTTTGGTGATAAGACGTATAAAGTCACCATGAAAAAAGCTACAGCAGATAAAATTAATGAAGCTAAGAAACTCAGGCCTACCGATAAAGTTTCTATTGTAGGTAGAGGTCCAGGCCAATTGGACATTTCGGCTCACATCAGAAAATTATTCAAGCTAAAAGATATGGACGTTTATTTCGATGATGCTGACTTGGTGATTAAAGATAAGACTGCCGTTCAGGGAGCTCTTAGAAACAACAGCATGACTATCGCTGATCTCGAAGATGCCGTTAGAAAGAGTGGCCTCGTCAAAGAAGAAGTTGAAGAGAGTTTGCAAGAAGCTAAGACACTCAAGCCTAACGATAAAGTTTCTGTCGTAGGCAGAGGCATGGGTCAAACAGATGTTTCAGCTCACATCAGAAAAACGTTTAAGCTAAAAGATATGGATGCTTATTTCGATGGTGTTGATCTTGTAGTTAAAAATAAGACCGCCGTTAAGGGAGCTCTTAAAGATCCTAGGATGACTATTGCCGACCTTGAAGCTGCTGTTAGAAAAAGCGGTCTTGTTAAAGAAGTAGCCGAGCCAGAAGCACAAGGCGAGAAAGACTTCAAAGATATGCACACTAATAACACTAAAAAGTCTGGTGAAAAAGACGACGGTACTGTTGTTAAAGAAAATACTAAACTACAAGAAGCAGCTGTAAAAGTAAATCCAGTACCTTTCAAAGGGAAAGGCGAACAAGCAGCAGCTGATAGTGTTTTAACAAAGGCTGGTTTTATATTTGGTAAAACGCCTGATATGCTTTCCTTTGAAGAACCTGGTCATATTGATCCTAAAACTGGTAATAAAGTAGTGATTATGCAGAGGGGTAAGCAATTTGCTGTATCATCTGCTGATGGCTCAACAATTCAAAGACCTTCTCCTATGGATCGGATGGTTGGTTGGCTAAGATCAAATCGCTATAAAGTATAAGGTAATAGATCATGGCACAATATAGCGTAAATCGTAAAGCTCATTACCACGCCGGGAACTCTGACGTTCACGAAGTGGTAATGATGTCCGATAAAGATGGTAACATCATTAACTCCGCTGGTGCTAGTTCTAATATTAATATTGCTCAAGGCTTGGTTGATGGATGGGCACATATTAATAAGTTCGGATTTAATCCAACGATTGGATCTGGCTCTTGGGAAACAGTATATGATGGATCTAATGCATACACCTATTTAACAACTGCAGGTGTTGCAACAATCGCATCAGATGATCCTTTGGACTCAGGCAAAACTGTGGAAGTACAAGGGCTAGATGAGAACTATCAACTTGTTGTTGAAGATGTTTTAATAGGCAATTCGAGTATAACTACATTTATTCGAATCTTTAGAATGATCTTTAAAGATGGTACAGTTACCACTAATGCTGGTCTTATTACTGCAACTGTTGGTGGAGCTGTGAAAGCGTCTATACTAGAGGGCAACGGCCAAACCCTAATGGCTTTATATACTGTCCCAGCTGGTAAGACCGCATATCTTCTTAAAGTGCATTTTAATATAACAAAAAGCACAGATGTCCAATGCCGATTAATGGCTAAGCCTTTTGGCGGGGCATTTAACATTAAAGGGCTATTTGCTACCTTTGGTGTTCCTATAGAATATAATTATCCAGTACCATTAGTATTCACAGAAAAGACGGACATTGAATTGCAGGTTTTATCTGGGAATACTTGTGCAGCTGGTGGTTTGTTTGATTTAATTTTAATCGATAACGAGGCATAAACATGGCTACAAAAAAAGGATACTTAAAGGATTCAATTGCGAAAGCAGATGGTTATTTTACAGCTAAGGGCGAAAAGCTTAAAGGTGCTAAGCTGACACAAGAGCAGCAAGATGCTTGGAATGGCGTTGTAAAAAAAGAAGCTCCTAAAAAAGCTAAGAAAGTTGAAGTAGTAGAAGAAGTAGAAGTTTCAGAAGACGAGTAATAACCTGAATAAATAGAGTAGCAATACTTTATTTTATTGAGGGTTTTATGAAGCTTTTTGAAACTTTGACTGAAGATACATTTCTTCTTTATGCAGCTAATAATTATAACAATAAACAATGTACTGAAGCTGAAGAATTTTACGATGACTTAAATCGTTTTAAGTACATCAAAAGATTATTAAGTAGATACGACGATACAGGTGAACTGCAAGAAAGATTAATACTTAATCATATTGTAGTCATCTGTAATGTCTTCAGTATAGAAGCTGGTACCAAAATGTTATGGTACAAGGTAAAGAAACAGCATTGGCCAATAATCAAGACTATGTTAGTGTATCTTAATTATGTCAATGATAATGAAAAAATAGAAATTCCGTTAAACCCATTAGTGGTTGAGAGATTGAGACATCTATGAGTGTTATTTCAAGAACAGGAGACTTATTTTACGCGTATCGCTTTATCAAGTTGCTAACTACATCTTGGGATGATACAGAAGCGTATAAATTAGGTATCGTAGATGAAGACGGAAAGGTATTACGTAAAGCTTCTACCCTTCAAACGAATGATGAAAAATCTGCGTATACTGTTTTTCATCGTTTAGTTTTTAATATCAAAAGGCTTCTCAATAAACTTCCATTTGGAAAAACTAAACTTGCTTCTTGGGCAACAGCTTTATTTCTAATCAAAGAAGAAACAGGTATGTCTGAAGAGGCATTACTTAAAGTACTCGATAAAATGGATGTTAGCTTTGAAGACTCTTTGTTCGAGTCAACTTGGTTTATGGAAAATGCAATCATACAACCAGGCATTTACACACTAAAGTCTGATGTTCTATCTCCAAAAACCGGAGAATATATTGCGTTAAAAAATAGTACAGTACTAGTTCATGAAAATTGTATGCCAGTCGATACTATTATCACTACTCCAATATACGAAGTTACTCATATAAAAACGAATCAAAAGATTTACATTAATCCCGGAGAAATCAAGCGATGAAATCTTTTAAAAATTACGCTGAAGAAGTAGCAGCAAACTCCGTCGCTGGTGGTGGGGTAGATATGGCTCCTAATGCCGGTCCTATGTTTTTTACAAGGCGGGATAAACGAAAAAAAGAAGATACTGAAAGAATGTATCGCCGCTCACTTGGAATGAAGTTCATTAATGCCATGATAGAGAAAAGGAAAAAATAATGTTAAAGAAATATTCCCGTGAAACTGATATGTCAAATCCGCTGGGCATTCCTGCCCACGATTTTATAAACAATACATATGATGTTGATGGCAATCTTACAGTTGTAGAATATAAGTTAGGCGGTTCAGCTGGCGACGTCGTTATGACATTAGCAATGACATATGATGCAACTGGAAACGTTTTGACCGTAACGAGGACTAGCTAATGCCATACAAATTTAATCCTTTAACAGGTAAATTTGATGAGGTAGGATCTGGCGAAATATCTCAGCAAATTGTCAATAACTTTATCGATGCGTCTACGACTGTTCAAAATATACAAGACGGATCTGGCTGGTCATTGCCTGGACCATACACGAATGAAGCGAATGCAGCATCAGGCGGTGTAGGAATCGGTCAAGCATATTATGATAACGGTGGAACAGTACGAGTGAGATTAGCATAATGTTAAGGCTTTATATAATGATAGCAGTATTTGGAATTATAGGTGGTGCTATCTTCGGTGCTAAGTATTATTATGATTCCACGCAAGCAACTATTCAAAGGTTATCTGCAGAAAAGGCGATACTTGATTCTGCGCTAGAACAGCAGACTGCTTCCATGAATCAATTGCAAGCACAAATGGAAAAGCAGAACGAATTAAATACCGAGTTACAAACAAACCTTCAAGAAGCAAATGCTGGATTGAATGAAATGAGAAGCAAGTTTGCTAAGCATGATCTTACAAGATTAGCTATAGCACGACCTGGATTAATACAAACGAGAATAAACAATGGTACAGTTGAAGTCTTTAGAGAAATTGAACAAAACACTGACAATAAGTCTGTTAGTGATCTCGAGCCTATTCCTGAGTAGTTGTAGCCTACTAGGATTTTCAAAGCCAGATCCTGAACCTAGGATTGTCACTGTCACAAAGATTGAATATCCAAATATTCAAATTCCGATTCGTCCTCAACCGGTCGAGTTGAATAATGTGCAATTCTATGTTGTTACTCCAGATACCTTAGATGATTTTTTAGCAGACTTTGAAAAAAATAATGGTCAGATTGTTTTTGTTTCAATGTCGATTCCAGATTATGAAAACCTTTCAATCAATCTACAAGAGCTCAGACGCTATATCTTACAGCAAAGGGAAATTATAGTGTATTATGAGAAGGCTGTAGATTTCACCGAAGAAAGAGCTGCAGCAAATCCTCCAGAGTAAAATATATCACATTTGTATGTACAAAGTAGTTCATATGATATATAATAGACCAATCAAAAGAAAATACAAATGGTATTTTGGTCTTAAGTTGAAGGAATTACTATGGCAAAACAAGAATATAATGGTATACAAATCGATCTCTCCCGAGATAAGCTATTTGATAAGTTAGGTCTCCAACGACTACGAGAAAGCTACATGCGGGAAGATGAAGAATCTCCTCAAGAAAGGTTTGCTTTTGTCAGTAAAACCTTTAGCTCAAATCCAGAACACGCACAAAGACTATACGATTATTCATCTAAGCATTGGCTATCGTATTCTACTCCTATTCTCTCTTTTGGCAAATCTAAGAATGGTATGCCAATCTCTTGCTTTCTAAACTATATTAATGATACTGCGGAGGGACTCGTTGAAAACCTTTCTGAAACAAATTGGCTATCTATGCTTGGCGGTGGCGTTGGGATTGGTTTTGGCATCCGTGGCGCCGATGATAAGTCTGTGGGTGTTATGCCTCATCTCAAGACTTACGATTCATCGTGCCTCGCATATCGCCAAGGACGCACTCGCAGGGGCTCTTACGCTACTTACTTGGATATATCTCATCCAGACGTTATAATGTTCTTGGAGATGCGTAAGCCTACAGGCGATCCGAATGTTCGTTGCTTGAACCTACACCATGGTATTAATATTACAGATCGCTTTATGGAAGTAGTAGAACGAGCTATGACGGATCCAGATGCTGATGATGGATGGAATCTTGTAGAACCCCATTCTGGCCAGATCAAGGATACGGTATCTGCTAAGGCATTGTGGCAGAAGATCATCGAGCTTCGAATGGAAACCGGCGAACCCTATATCCATTTCATTGATGCTTCTAATCGTGGCTTACCGCAGTTCCAAAAAGACTTAGGCTTAAAAGTACATCAGTCTAATCTGTGTTCAGAGATTATTCTAGCAACCAATGAGGAGCGTACTGCAGTTTGTTGTCTCTCATCAGTCAACCTAGAGTATTATGACTCATGGAGTAAGAACGCGCAATTCCTTAAAGATGTAGCAGAAATGCTGGATAATGTACTTCAGTATTTTATTGACAATGCACCTGATACTGTTTCTCGTGCTAAATTTTCGGCTTTCCGCGAACGCAGCATCGGCGTTGGCGCTTTAGGATTCCATGCCTATCTGCAAAGTAAGAATATGCCATGGGAAAGTGCTATGGCAACCGGTGCTAACATTAGAATGTTTAAGCATATAAGAGGTAAACTTGATGAAGCAAATTTGGAATTGGGTGCTGAGCGAGGTAGTCCTCCCGACGCAGAAGGTAGTGGTCTACGTTTCTCTCACGTTATGGCTGTGGCTCCTAATGCTTCTAGCTCTATCATCATGGGGAATACTAGCCCTTCTATTGAGCCTTTTAGAGCTAACGCGTATCGTCAAGATACACTTTCTGGATCTCATCTTAATAAAAATAAGCATCTTGATAAGCTTATTAAAAATAAGATTGAAGCTGGAGAAGTCAAGCAAGAATACGACGAAGTCTGGTCCTCAATCATCTCAAACGACGGATCAGCACAACACTTGACATTCCTTGACGCATGGGAAAAAGACGTCTTTAAGACTGCCATGGAGATTGATCAGCGATGGTTGATCGATCATGCTGCTAAGCGTCAGGAGTATATTGATCAAGCACAGTCGCTTAATCTTTTCTTCCGTCCAGATTCAAATGTTAAATATGTTCATGCTGCACACTACCTAGCATGGAAACAAGGACTTAAGTCGCTCTACTATTGCCGATCAGAAAAGCTCGGTAAAGCAGATAAAGTATCTAATAAGATTGAGCGGCAAATCATTAAGGAGCTAGACATGAGTGCTCTAGTAAACGATGAACCATGCTTAGCATGTGAGGGATAACATGTCAACAAAGTTAAAATTAACAGACGAAAGAGCTTACTTTAAGCCATTCAATTATGCATGGGCATATGATGCTTGGTTAAAGCATGAGCAAAGCCATTGGCTACACACAGAAGTGCCTATGGCAGAAGACGTTAAGGATTGGCATAATAAGGTATCAAATTCAGAAAAAGGATTCTTAACAAACATCTTTCGATTCTTTACGCAAGGTGATATTGATGTTGCTGGAGGATATGTTAATAACTATCTCCCGCACTTTCCTCAGCCTGAAGTAAGAATGATGCTTATGGGATTTGCCGCGCGTGAGGCGCTCCACGTGGCCGCCTACAGCCATTTAATTGAAACTTTGGGTATGCCTGAGTCGACATATAATGAGTTCCTTGAATACGAAGCCATGTCTAATAAGCACGAATACTTCTTGGATCTTTCTAATGATACCCAAGATAAAGGTACAATAGCAACAAACATTGCAGCATTCTCAGCGTTTACTGAAGGAATGCAACTCTTCTCATCATTCATTATGCTATTGAATTTCCCACGTCATGGTAAAATGAAGGGTATGGGTCAGATTATTACATGGTCTATTGTTGATGAGACTATGCACGCTGAGAATATGATTAAGTTATTCCGTACATATATTCAAGAAAATGTAGAGCTTTGGAATGATGATCTGAAAGGTAAAATCTATACTATTGCAGAGCGCATGGTTGAGCTAGAAGATAAGTTTATCGATCTGTCATTCTCTATGGGTGACATGGAAGATCTATCAGCTGAAGATGTTAAGAAGTATATTCGTTACATCTGCGATCGTCGGCTAATTAGCTTAGGCTTAAAGGGCATATTTAAGATTAAGAAGAATCCTTTACTTTGGGTAGAAGAAATGATTAATGCACCAACGCATACTAACTTCTTCGAGAATCGCGCAACTGACTATGCACGTGGCGCATTAACTGGAGACTGGAAAGATATTTGGGGGAATGGTTAATGACTAAGACGTGTGACTCTTGCGGTATTCGATATATGATTATGTCTGAGCAAGCTGAAGACGAAGGTATTGATATACTGTATTGCCCGTATTGCGGCGAATTAGAAAAAGAAGAAATGGACATTGAGTCCATTGGATATGGAAACACTGACTGGGAATGAACTATAAATAGTCCATATAACTGCTATATGGGCTATTTATGAATCAGTGGATAATCGAAGAAAAAATATCTGGGTTACCGCCTAGGCGGATTGCATATGAGCCTGATAATTTAGATCCAAAAGAAATATACGGTTTTGTATATCTAATCGAAAACTTAGAGACTGGTAAGAAGTATATAGGAAAGAAGTTTTTCTGGTCTATGAAAACTCGTCAAGTCAATAAGAAAAAGAAAAGATATAAAGTAGAATCTGATTGGAAAGAGTATTGTGGTTCTAATGAAGAACTAAAGAATGATATCATTGCACTTGGTCATGAATCATTCCAAAGAACAATATTGCACTTATGTAAAACCAAAGCGGAATGTGCTTATTTAGAATTAAAAGAGCAAATAGAACGTGATGCACTTTTAAGGGAAGACTACTATAATGGATGGATTCAAGTGAAAGTGCGTAAATCACATTTAAGAGGATTACATGTCAGCTAGTATCATACAATTTCCAACTCCGAGTAAAACGAGAGAAGGAAAATCTGCAGATATCGAGAAGATGGATGATCCTGTTATGTCAGTTGCAGCAGACGCAATCGACGCTTTAGTTTATGAATTACTGAAGTTAGACTATGATCCGTTATCTTCAGCCGAAATGCTTTCTGACCTCAATGTTATTCTTAATACTACATATGCAATGTTATTGAGGCATGAAGGAAGATATCATGTGCTACACTCCCGTGTAGATGAAATGGCAGAATACCTTGAAGAATTGAGATTAATTATGGATAATCACAAAGGACTCTTTGAGGAATAACTATGAAAGTAGTAAGTTTTAAAGATAACACGTATGGTATAAGAAAGTTTTCGTGGCTCTATTTGAGATTCATGTACAAAGATATGAATGGATATAATTCTTATTGGTGGCCAATGAAGAGCGAACGCTTCAATTATGATTGCAAAAGAAAAGAATCGGAATTCGTTATAAACTATTTTTACTCAATGACTGATAAGGGAAGTGTGTACAAATATTGAATTTTGTGATATAATATCATATATTAAATTGAAAAGGTTATATAATAATGATTATCATTGATTACTCCGGCATTGCAATATCTAATATTATTGTGCAAAAAATAGATATACAAGAAGATATGATTCGTCATATGATTCTTAACTCTATTCGTATGTACAATAAAAAGTTTAGAGATCAGTACGGACAAGTAGTAATCGCAGCTGATTCATCTTCATGGCGAAAGGAAGTCTTTCCTCAGTATAAGTTCAAGCGTAAAGCAAATAGAGATGAATCAACGCTTGATTGGGATGAAGTCTTTAGAATCACAAACTTAGTTCTTGAAGAAATAAAAGAAAACCTTCCTTATAAAGTGATTAAAGTAGATCGATGTGAAGCTGATGACATCGTTGGTATATTGTGTGAAAATACTCAAGAGTTTGGTAAGCATGAAAACGTTATGATTGTTTCTGCTGATAAAGACTTTATACAGCTTCATCGTTATAACAATATTCGACAGTTCTCTCCAATGACTAAGAAGTTTGTCGAACATGCTGATCCTGTAAACTATCTTACCGAGCATATCTTTAAAGGTGATTCTTCTGACGGTGTACCTAATATTCTTTCTGGCGATGATACCTTTGTTAGCGGCATTAGACAAACGCCAATGACTCAAAAGAAAATAGCTCATTACTCGAACTATGTGGAAACCTCAAGCTGGTTAGACTCAGATCAAGAAGCGTATCGAAATTACATACGCAATAAAAAGATGATTGATTTATCCGAGACTCCAATCGAACTGAGAAATTCTGTTATAGATATATTTGACAACACTAAAGTTGCTCATCCTTCGAAGATACTTAACTATCTTATTAAGAAGCGTTGTAAATTACTAATAGAATGCGTTGGAGATTTTACGTGAATTTGTACATACACGAAGTACTTGAATTAGCAGCTGCAGCAAAAACAAAAGAAGAGAAGATAAAGATTCTGAAAGAGCATGAGACAATAGCGCTTAAGTCTATATTGCGTGGTGCAATGGATTCGCTTATTGTATTTACTTTGCCAGAAGGAACTCCGCCATATAATGCTGAACATACTCCAGATGGATATAGTAAATCAAGCATCCATAGGCAGGCTAAGAAGTTTACGTACTTTGTAAAAGGTGGTCGAGGAGATGGCTTACCGTCTGTGCGTAGAGAGAAGATGTTCATCGAAGTACTTGAGAGTGTACATCCTAAAGATGCCGAAGTTCTTATTCTTATGAAAGATAAAAAATTGATATATAAGAATAACACCGCGCACTATAAAGGTATTACTAAAAAATTAGTGCAAGAAGCCTTTCCTAATTTAATCAAAGACTAGATTTTATAAATAATATTGTGGTAAATATTATACTCGAAAACCGAAAAAGAACCAAGTCTGAATAAGGCTTAGGTTCTTTTTTACTTTATAAACTACAAAAAGGAGGATACTTAACTTTTCTACTCATTTCCAATAACTACGAGAGGTAAGTGCTATGCATGGTCCACAAGTTGAAAGGCTGAAGAAAGATTCTAGAGAATTGGAGTATTTTATGAGAAAGTTACAAAAGTCTGGTAATTCTAAGAAAGCTCACGTAATACAAAAAAAGTTAGAATACCTTGATAACAAAATAGAAGAGTTAGTTGACGATTTATATCAGTATGAAACCATGCATTAAGGAGAAATCATATCATGGCCAAGAAAACGGAAGTAAAGGTTGAACGAACTACGTTCGTGAAAGGAACATCAATCGGAAATGGCAAGTTAAAGATGGCCAGCATGAATAAACATAAGAAACGCAGCTTTAAGCGGTATAGAGGCCAAGGCTGACACAATTTGTCACAATTTGTTACAATTTAAAATATCAACAAAATCAACGGCTTAGGAGAGAGATTTTCTAAGCCGTTGATTTATATACGAAAAATAAATTGTACATTAGGCCCAATATGTCGTATAATAGCACCATACATTAATGAATAAGGACTTATATTATGATTACTAAGAAGATTGATATGAATTTGGTTAACGACATTGCTGCATCATACAAGAAGCTAATGGTTGTCTGCGAAGAAGCAAACAACGTTGGCCACGTGATGAAAGCTATCGATGAGCTTAGAGATAATCTAAGTGTCTTGTCCATGGAAACTGATCCGGATCCACGAGCACAGATTCGACGTGCCGGTGGTTATGATGTTTGGAATGCATTGACTTCAGAACAGCGAGAGGTGGTTTAATATGATTATATTTCCTGGTGATTTCGTGATCCTTAAGGGAGAATACCGTTGGTTAAAGGTTACTGACTGCGACGGTGGTATGATGATGCAGCTGAGTGATGGCCGCTGGGTTGAGGCTTCTGAGGAGTTTGTTGGCGATTTAAAGTCTAAGTATGAGTACGAGAAGCTGGTTGAAGAGATGGCTATGGAAATAGATAAAGTTTTATTAGGTGCTGTATAGGAGAAATATCATAAAACAGTTTCTATGGAAAGTACTAGGGTTCATTTGTCTAGCAATGGGATACGTTGGTGTAGTAACGCCAGGTATTCCATTTAGTATCTTTATTGTTGCTTCGGCATATTGTTTTGCTAAAGGTTCTCCTAAGATGCACGCATGGCTTTATAGCCATCCAAAGTTTGGTCCGTTTCTCACGAATTGGACTGAGAAGAGAATATTTCCCACTAAACTAAAATACATGATGCTGATTACAATGTCATCATCAGCCGTGATTATGTTCTTTACTATTCCGCTGAAAGGATTCTATTGGTCAGTAGGATTTATGGCTTTAGTGGCTATATGGGCTTGGAGATTTCCAGGCTCGATTGAAGAATTTGAAAAAAGGATTATAAATTGAAAGATAAAATTATATTAACTGACTGTGATGGTGTTCTCTGCGATTGGGAACACTCTTTTGATCGTTGGATGAATCGTCATGGTTATAAAATAGTCAATGATGGACTATACAAGATGGATGAAAAGTATGAGATTCCTAGGAATGAAGCACAACGCTTAATTCGTATGTTCAATGAATCAGCTACCATACGTCGACTTCCTCCATTTCGTGATGCAATTAAATATGTCAAAAAGCTTCATGAAGAACATGGTTACATATTCCATGTAATCACTTCAATGAGTGATGATGAATACGCACAGCATTTGCGAACTAAAAACCTTTCTGAATTATTTGGACCAAGCGTCTTTGATAAGTTTGTCTACCTAGATTGTGGTGCAGATAAAGATGAAGCATTGGCAAAATATGAAAACACCGGATGCTGGTGGATTGAAGATAAACCAGACAATGCAAGAGTCGGAAAATATTTTGGCTTGAACCCATTGCTAATGTCACATGAGCATAATGCTGATGATAAGGATATACCACGAGTTTTGAACTGGCGAAATATCCATGATGTCATTCTTGGTTATGACATATAAAAGTAATAAAAAAGCCTAGTTAAAAATACATATAAATAGTAACGTGAGATTTGAATATATGAATGAAGCTCAAGTAATGCAATTCCTAAAAAGCCTCCTTGATCCAGAAATGTATGGACATGCAGTCACTGCAGAAGTACGTGACCGTGCACGTGTATTGCTCGGAAAAGAACCGGTAGAAACTAAACATCTATTAAGACCTGTTCCAGGTAAAGATGTTAATATCGATGAGTTTGGAAATTATTATTAATAAAGTGGTAATATATTACCATATTTTAGTGTTTCCTTTAGTAACACCGTATATATAACACTGTTAGGAGAAAAACATGAAACAATTTCTTTTACTCGGAGCACTCTTACCAACATTTGCTTTTGCTGATGTGGTTGTGCTAAGTACAACACCGAGATATGTTACGATTTATCAGAAGCAATGCGTAGTTAGAGATGTCTTCGTAGATAATACCGCAACATCAGGTATAGTGGGTGGAGTCATTGGCGGTGTCTTAGGACATCAAGTTGGAAACGGTTCTGGTAAAACAGCAGCTACAATTGCTGGAGCTATTATCGGTTCTAACGTTGCTAAGAATAATGCTCAATCCAGGATTGTTCAGAAAGAGTTTTGTGAAGAAGTTCCGATACAAGTACAAAGAGGTGAAACAGTTACCTTTGAGTATAATGGACGATTGTTTAGGCATACATTCGAAGACTAAGAATTCGTTGAAGTAAGAGATAGGAAGTTTGGACAGGGGTGCAACTCCCCTCGCCTCCACCAATAAAACATATGGGGGCGTTTTAGATTCGACAGACGACTGAAGACTTATGGAGAATCGTCAGAGTAGACGTAAAAACTAAATTAAAATAAACGCAAACGATAATGTTTACGCTCTAGCGGCATAAGCTAGATGGGGTATGGGCACCGCCTTATAACCAAATGGGCCCAAGCTTAACACACACAACACACAAGGAGACAAATATGTCAAATCCGTATGAACTAAGATTTAATATGCTTATGGAAGCAAAAAATTTACTTGTAGACGAGTATCATGTAAAGAAGGATGAAGTCATAGACAGGTACCATGCATTGAAAGATGCAGGAACCCCTGTTGAGTATCCGGATCTACCAGCATATCCTAATATGCAGGATATTCAAGAGCTTTGCAAAGAAATGAATGCTTTTGTAAGTAATGCCGGTGGCAAATATTAAGTAGCTATAAAGGTATGGGTACCGCCTTATAACCAAATGGGCCCACTGCTACACCAAGCAAACACACGTTAACATCCTCACAAGGGATAAAGGAGAAATTTAAATGAAGAAGAGAGAACTGGCTCTAGAAACTGTTAAGGGAGTATTATTTCCTATAGTTGCTATGATCTTAATAGTTGCCTTACCTTTTGCTTCTGCTGGATTAATTTAATTCAATAGAAGATAAAACCATTTTACATTTGGCGTAAAATGTGGTATAATGTATATTATGAATATTTTTGTATTAGATAAAGATCCTACTAAAGCTGCCCAGTTGCAGTGCGATAAGCACGTCGTAAAAATGATAGTGGAGAGTGGTCAAATGCTCTCCACTGCTCATCGAGTTCTTGACGGAACTCTAGAACGTCTACCCTCAAAATCCGGCAAAACCATGGTTAAGCATTATGTGCTTGATGATGTCGAAGCCGACCTCGTATATTACAAAGCCGTACACTACAATCACCCATGCACTCTTTGGACTATGGAATCAGAAGAGAACTATCGATGGCATTGGGAACATATGTATGCATTATGCTTAGAATACAGGCATAGATATAATAAGCTACATAAAAGTGAAACTGTACTATGGGCACTTCGAAGTGCACCAGATAATATACCAAAAGGACCGATGACTCCATTTAGGTTAGCAATGAAGTCGAATCCAGAATGCATGTTTCCAGAAGATCCAGTAAAGTCTTATCGATTATTTTATGAGACTAAACAGGAAAGGTTTAAGATGCGTTGGACAAAACGCGAAGTTCCAGAATGGTTTAGGATAAATAAAAATGCCAACATATGATTATCATTGTAAGGAATGCGGACATGGGTTTACCGCAATAAAAAGGATCGCCGAAAGGAATGATCCAGAATCTGTTCCATGTGAAGAATGCGGTAAATTATCTGTAACACAAAAAATAGGTGCGCCTCTCATATCATATCAAGTCGGCGGAATACTTTCTAAAACTGATGGTGGATGGAAAGAGGTTCAACAGAAAATTAAATCTGGATCCGGAAGGAATAACACAATCAATGTCAAATAGTAAGCAGTCTCTAAAAATTAGATTAGAAGATTTACCTGAACTTGAACCAATAACAAACAATCAGAAGAAAGTATTCGAATCATATGGACAAGGAAATAATTTATGTTTGTCAGGTTCAGCCGGATCTGGTAAAACCTTCTTAGCCTTGTATTTGGCGTTAGAGGATGTGCTAGATAAAAGTACACCGTATGAAAAGGTCGTTATCGTTAGATCAGTAGTACCTACACGCGATATCGGATATCTACCAGGAAATGAACAAGAAAAGCTTGATGCTTATACTGGACCATATCGAAGCATACTAACAGAGTTTTTTAATCAGAATGATGCATGGACAAAATTAGTAAATCAATCTGCACTCGAGTTTATTTCCACATCGTTCATACGTGGTATTACACTATCAAATGCAATTGTTATTATCGATGAAATGCAGAATCTAAACTTCCATGAATTAGATTCAGTGGTTACACGACTAGGACAATGTACTAAACTTATTATGTGCGGTGACTATTATCAGTCAGATTTTGATAGAGAAAAAGATAGAAACGGCATCTTAACGTTTCTAGACATTATTAACCAGATGACTCATTTTGATCATATAGAATTCTCGTGGGAAGATATTGTTCGATCTGGGTTTGTAAGAGAATACATTATGACTAAGGAGATGATTGATCGTAATGGCTAAATTTAAGCGCTTTGATCCAAGAAATAAAAAGGATGAAAAGCACAACAAGAAATCAAACAAAAAGAAAACATACGTTGATCCATATGAAAATAAGTTTGATAAAAATAAAATAATGAGAGACTTTGATGTTTGAACACTCCGATTGGAAGTTAGATTATAAAGACTTAGAAACAAAGACTGGAGAGACTGAACGAACGTACGAAACTCCTGAAGGAAACAGTTATCCTTCGGTTACTACTGTTCTGTCTATCCTTTCTGAAGATCATATACGTGCTTGGAGAAATCGAGTCGGCGAAGATGAAGCCAATAAAATTTCTTATCGCGCATCAACTCGTGGAACTGCAGTTCACTCTATTATTGAAAAGTATATCGATAATGAAGAGAATTATGCTGAAGAGTTCATGCCGAATATAGTCGATAACTTCCAGTCTGTTAAATCCGTTTTAGATAATAATATAGGAAAAGTCTATGCTCAAGAAGTTGCACTATACTCTAATCACTTACAGTTGGCTGGTAGAGTCGATTGTATTGCTGAGTGGAATGGCCGTCTGTCTGTTATAGATTTCAAAACTTCTAAGAAATTAAAAAAGAAGGAATGGATTGAAAACTATTTTATACAAGAATCGGCGTATGCTATTATGTGGGAAGAACGAACAGGGATTCCTATTACACAATTAGTTACATTAATCGCAGTTGATAATGAAGAGCCTCAGGTCTTTATCGAACATCGAGATAACCATACAGAAAAGTTACTCGATACAATTGCAGAATATAAACGAAGAAAGATGTTTGGACGATAGGAATATTTTATGAGCGAAGTATTGGGCGATTTGTTTAAAGACAAAGATAGTTTCTTAGATAGGCCACTAGCAAAAATATCCGACTACTATTTGTCTGGTACACTTGGTCCAGCCGAAGATTATGTGGATTGGTTTCACCACATTCGTAATGCTACAGAGAACGACGTGATAGTTTTACATATCAATTGCTTTGGTGGGGATTTATATTCGGCAATCCAGTTTATTAGAGTATTGCAGGAATCACAAGCTACTATTATTGCCTCCGTTGAAGGTGCATGTATGTCAGCTGCAACAATGATTTTCTTGCAAGCGCATCAAGTAGAAATATCAAATCATTCTGTCTTTATGTTCCATAACTATTCAGGCGGAACCGTAGGTAAAGGCGGTGAGATGATTGACCAACTCATTCATGAACGTGGTTGGTCAGAAGAGTTGTTGCGATCAATATATGCAAATTTCTTATCTGAAAAAGAAATAGAATCAATGCTTGATGGCAAAGATATATGGATGTCAGCAGATGAAGCATTAAAAAGGCTTGAGTCTAAATCGCGTAAAATAAAAAAGAAAGCTTCTAAGTAATAAAAGTATATAAATAGTATTAAAGCACACTTGGAAAAGTAATGTTATCTTTTAGTGAATACTTAGAAGAAGGGGTTAATGACCCCGCAATATTTAAAGCTGTTTTTCTAGCAGGAGGACCAGGATCTGGTAAGTCCTTTATTGTTGGAAAAACTGCTTTACCTGCATTAGGATTTAAGCTAATTAATTCTGATAACGCATTCGAAGCTGCTTTGAAAAAAGCTGGTCTTACTCCAGATCCAGAAACTATATTCTCTCCACAAGGTCAACAGATTCGCAAAGGCGCATCAGAACTTACTGGTAAGAAATTAGACTTAGCTATAAGCGGTCGACTTGGATTAGTTATTGATGGTACTGGTAAAGACTATAGCAAAATCGAAAGACAAGTAGTTAACCTTAGAGCTTTAGGATACGAAGTGGCAATGGTATTTGTAAATACCGATTTAGATACTGCACTCGCTCGTAATGCTAAACGCGAAAGGACTCTGCCAGATGATCAGGTTACTGCTATGTGGAAAGATGTTCAAAAGAATATAGGTAAGTTTCAAAACTTATTTAAGAGCAAATTCTATGTAGTAGATAATTCTGATGGATCTAATTTTGACGGAGCTACTCAAAGCGTATATAAGAAAATGATGACATGGTCAAAAGCTGAACCACAAAGTAAACAAGCTACAATGTGGATTGACAAACAGAGGAATACGTGATGACAGACATATTTGATTTTGGATTTACTGCTGTTGATGAAACTGAATTAGAAGCAGTTCAACAAGCCTCTACACAGCTTCAACAAACATCATCTGATGTAGAGCAACTTCAAGCAAAGATAGATAGTCTTTATAATTCTATCGTTCCGCTACTAACGAATCTAAAAAAGAATCCTGAAAAGGAATATATCCTTTGGCCGAATCGATTAGCCAAAGTAGAAGAATTTGAAACGCACTTACAAAAAATATATATGGGGTAATTATGGCTGGTACTTGGCATGGTGGTAAAGGCGATAAAGCACGAAAGGTAGATCAAGCTAAATTCTCAGCGAACTGGGACGCTATTTTTGGTAAAAAAGATACGAAATTCACTACAGCTGAAGAAATAGAAGGTGATACTCCTCCAGAAAGTGAAAACGAAAGACAAGCACGATTAAGGATTCATAATCAATGAATAGAGAAGCAGTTTACGAACAATTAAAAATAGACGAAGGTGTAGTATATGAAACCTATCTCGACCATCTCGGCTTACCCACCTTTGGAGTCGGTCACCTTGTCCTCGAAAGTGACGAGGAATTCGGAAGGCCAGTTGGAACTCCAGTTACTGAAGAGCGAGTCAGGTCATGTTTTGAGCGAGATCTCGATACTGCAATCGGAGAGTGTGGAACTCTATACGGAGAAGGGACATTTAGAGACTTACCAGACGAAATCCAGCAGGTCCTGGTTAACATGATGTTTAACATGGGTCGTCCTCGTCTTAGCGGATTTAAGAAATTCAATTCAGCTATCGAAGCTGGCGATTGGGTAGAAGCAGCAAAAGAAGGTAGAGACAGCCGTTGGTACGATCAAGTAACTAATCGAGCTGAAAGACTAATGGTAAGGCTTGAGAATTTGGCTAGCTTAGATCGATAACTTGGAGGATATACAATGATCTCGAATGAGTTTCACGCACACGCATGTATTGCTAGATTAGCATATAAAGACTTAGATAAAGAAGTACGTAAAGAATGGAAAGCCCTTGGGTTTACTTCCATTACGTTTTTTGATATCGAAGGCGCACAAGCTTATGTGCTTGGTAATAAAGAACGAATCACTGTAGCATTCCGTGGCACTGAGCCAACTGAAAAGAGTGATGTATTTGCTGACTTGGAAGCAACTCATGAAAGAGGCTTTCACGAAGGTTTCTATGAAGAGTACGAAAAGTTAGAACTCAAAGTACATGGCGAAGTGGCGAAACTCATGGGTCGAAAAGCTCGTCCAGTGTATGTAACAGGTCACAGTCTCGGAGCAGCGATTGCTTCTATTTTCTGTTTCCATTATCCAACGGCAGAAGCACTCTACACATTCGGTTGTCCACGTAATGCTACACCTTCAAAGTGCAAAGAACTAAAAGTGCCGCATTATCGTACTGTAAACAATAACGATATCGTTCCTTCTGTTCCTCCTGCCTTGCTTTGGTACAAGCATCATGGTGAATTACATTATATCAACTTCTATGGTAATGTCCGTAAGATGACTTGGTGGCAGAGATTCAAAGATGGTTGGCGTGGTCGTAGAGCAGCTTGGAGAAATGGTACTGTATTTGATGGAGTTCGTGATCATGGTATGGACGAATACTGCAAGCACCTAGAGGATAACGACTAATGTGGGTTTTATTAATTAGGGCTGCAATTACTGGCGTATTTGGTTCTGCCTTTGGTAAATGGTTTCTTACTACCCGAATGGGTATATGGTTTCAAAAGAAGCTAGATGCCTTTATGGAATATCTTGCTGTTAAGTACGATATCCAAATTGCAAAGAAAGAAGCTAAATGGAGATCCGATTATCCTATATTAGCTGAAAGAATCGATCATCTAGAAGCTTGGTCGCATCCTCCTGTTGCTCCTGGCGGCACAACAGAAATAATGCAAGAAATGGAGAAGTTGAAGAAAGAAATTAATTCATTAAAACGAAAAAAATAGCAAGGAGCACGATATGAAGAAGATACTGTTAATGCTTACATTCTTCGCAATAGGATTTGTTACCGGTGGAGTCAACGGTCAAACCTATACTGACGAAGTAGCAAACATTATAAATGAAAACTGTGTAGTCTGTCATAGAGCAGGCGGTATCGGACCAATGAGTTTCGAGACCTATGAACAAATTCGTCCATGGGCTCCTCTTATTTCATTAAAGGTAGCATCACGAGAAATGCCTCCTTACGCTTACGATCATGGTATTGGTATTCAAGATCTGCAAGGTGATTGGCGTTTAGCACAAGAAGACATTAACACAATCGTTGACTGGGTAAACGGCGGTTCATTATACGGCGATCCAGATACAATTGTACAAGCACCTCAGTTAAGAGATCCAGAAGCATGGAACTTTGAAGAAGACTTCGGTGCACCAGATGCAATCATTCCTTCAGTCGCTATAGATATTCCTGCAAATGGAAATGATCTTTGGCATAAGCACTTAGTACCAACGGGTCTTAGCGAAGATCGATGCATTAAAGCTGTACAAGTAAAGCCACGCGGTGAAGCAAAAGCAGTAGTACACCATGCTAATTCCTCTATCATTACATCTGAAGGGCGTGAAGGCATGCTCACTGAGTACGCTATGGGAAAGTGGGGAGAGATTGTACCAGAAGGAGTTTGTCGTACAATCCCAGCAAACGCAGAAGTATCTTGGGATATTCACATGTTTCCAGGTGGTCTTGGCGCAATGGCACCAGGTTCTGTAATCAAAGACAATGTAGTAGAGATCGGACTTTGGTTATACACCGAAGAGGAAAGCGCACGATTGAAATACAAACAAGATTTGAGTTTGTATCGCCTTGGGGACCAGGACGACTTAGTAGTCCCACCCAATGGATATGCAATGACTCAGGGCTTTCACAGTTTCGATCATCCTGTTCGATTGGACAGCTTCCAGCCACATGGCCATTTGAGAATGAACGCAGCAAGTTTAGAGATCTTCTATCCAGAAACAGGTAGAACAGAACAAGTAAGTCAAGTCTCTAAATGGTCAGCTACATGGCATCATAGCCATTTGTATGCTCCAGAAGCTGCTCCTTTGATTCCAGCAGGCGCAGTTATCATTCTCAAGCAATGGTATGATAACACAGCAAACAATCCAAATAACCCAGATCCAGATATGTTTGTAATGGGCGGTTCACGCACAGGCGATGAGATGACTCACGCTTGGCTTGCTATCACTCATTTAGACGATGAAGGATTTGAACAATTGAAAGCACAAAGAAGTATCATGGGAGATGATTAATGAATAGCATCAAGAAAATGTTTTGGCTTAGTACAGTAGCAGTGTGGACAGCATTGCTCTGTGCAATAGCTATTACAGCAAAGGCGGATGAGATCGATTATGCACGAGATGTTGCGCCTATCTTTGTAGAACAATGTCAGGCCTGTCACAGGGAAGGTGGCATAGCGCCTTGGGCTATGACTAACTATCAAATGGTACAAGGCTTTGCACCTGCTATTAAAGAGGCTATTGTGTCAAAGCGTATGCCTCCTGGCCAGATTGATCGTAAGTATGCGGGTACAATTATCAATCACAGAACGCTAAGCAATCGTGAAGTTGATACTATTGTAGCATGGATAGATGCTGGTGCACCTGTTGATGGAGATAGAGATCCCTTAACAGAAACAACGTACTCTACTTCAGAGTGGGTACATGGTGAGCCCGATATGATTATCGAAGTACCACCTCAGGAAATTCCTGCATTCGGTACAATGGGTCCTAATGCAATACCTTATCGATATACGAGTGTTGATCTTGGTTTGACAGAAGATAAGTGGTTGCGTGGTTCACAGTTCTTGCCATCTGAGCCTACTGTAATGCACCATATGCTCAATACTATACAAGCTCCAGGTGAGGGCAGAGGAAGTTTACTAGGTGCTCAAGGTGAAGGTCAACAGAATATGGATAACGCAACCATCAGCGCATATGTTCCTGGTGGCGATCCTGACTTCTACGATGAAAATACTGGTGGTCTACTAAAAGCAGGTAGTACTGTAAATCTACAACTGCACTACACTCCTGATGGTACAGAAAGAACAGATAGAGCTAGAATCGGACTATACTTCCATGATGAAGGCGTAGTACCAGAAGAGAGAATGGCAGGCGACTGTGCTTGTATCTTCCCTAACAACTGGACTCCTATCCCACCGTTTGATCCTAACTTTGTACAGACAGCAGAGATTACTCTAAAGAATGACATTATGCTTCACACGTTCTTGCCACACATGCACTTCCGTGGCAAGAGTATGCGAGCTAAAGCAATCTATGCTGATGGTACAGAAGAAGAACTAATTGACATTCCTAAATATGACTATGCTTGGCAACTTTCATATACGTGGAAAGAGCCTAAGTTTATTCCTGCAGGAACTCGATTATTTGTAGAAGGTGCGTTTGACAATAGTGCAGACAATCCAAAAAATCCGGACCCAGCAAGAGAAGTACCGTGGGGTCAGATGAGCGAAGACGAAATGTTCTTCGGAGCATTTACTTGGAAAAACGTAGAATAGGAGAAATCCCAAAGTGTCAGAAGATAAAAAAACAATAACAATAGATAATGACACAGAATTAAGTAACGCTGATTTGAATGGTGATGGGCATCTAAGTAAAGAAGAACTTGAGCTTCACTTAGATGCTAAGCGTAAGCGACTAGAGGATGAAGATGCAATGCGTGATGCTCAACGTAATATGGCATGGTTTGCCTTATTTGGGATGTTGTTATATCCTTTTTCAGTAGTACTAGCAGAGGTGATTGGTTTAGATAACGCATCATCAACGCTTGGAGATATGGCTCCAACTTACTTCGTTTCAGTTGCAGCTATTGTTGCTGCATTCTATGGTAAATCAGCTATGGAAAGCAAGAAGTAATATTACTATAGTAATCTCTAGATAAAAATTTATCTAGAGATTACACAATAAAGCTATAATTATTCGGAATCATTGAGTGGGTTGTCTAAGATCCGCTCAATCTTTTCTTCTAAATCGTCACGCATTTCACGGAGCTCACCATCAAGCTCACGAAGACGATCATTCAAAGAAGTC